CGCCAGTCAAGGCTACATCCAGTCGCGCATCGACCAGGCCTTCGGGACCGGTGGCGCCGCCCAGGACATGATCCAGAGCCGGATCGATCAGGCGTTCGGCACGACATCCGGCGGCCTTGGTGGCATTTTCTCGCCTTCCGGCGGCTTTGCCAGCGTCCTCGGCGGCGGCGGCCTGACCGGCAGCATCGGCCAGTATGCCGCCGCGATCAAATCGATCGAGAGCGCCGGCAGCGGCGGCTATTCGGCGCTCGGACCGGTGCTGAAGAACGGCGACCAGGCACTCGGCGCTTATCAGATCATGCAATCGAACCTGCCGTCATGGTCGACTGCCACTTTCGGCTCGCCGATGTCGCGGTCGGACTTCATGTCCAACCCGGCCGCGCAGGACGCGATCTTCAAGCAACAGTTCGGCGGTTACCTCAACAAGTACGGCAACGGCGACGACGCGATTTCGGCATGGTTCACCGGCGGCCCGCTCTCTTCCGGCGCTGGCAAGCACGACATCCTTGGCACCTCCGGCCAGGGCTATGTCGACAAGGCCAACGCCGCGCTGGAAAAACTTGGCGGCAGCGCCTCGCAGGCCACCGGTGCGATTGGCAGTCTCGGCAGCGCTTCCGAAGGCCTGATCTCGCAGTTCAGCAAGATGGGCCAGAGCCTGTTGTCTCAATTGACGCCGGCGACCAGCAGCTCAAGCTGGTTCCAGGGTCTCTCCGGCATGTTCGGCGGCTCTTCCGGCGCGCTTGGCTTCATGAACTCGATCTCGCCGGCGGCGACATCCGATATCCTGTCCGGATCCTGGGGGCTTTTCGACGACGGCGGCTTCACCGGCGCTGGCGGCCCGAAGCAGCCGGCCGGCATCGTCCATCGCGGCGAGATCGTCTGGTCGCAGGATGACATCCGGCGCGCCGGCGGCGTCCACGTCGTCGAAGGCATGCGCCGCGGCTACGCCGGCTATGCCGACGGCGGCATCGTGCGTCCGCGCTACAGCAACGACGGGTCTTCGGCCCGGGCGATGGCGCCCGCCAACGACAGGCCGGCGCAGACCATCCAGCAGACCAACAACTTCATCTTCAAGGAAAACCCGGCCGCACCGGCAAGCCAGAACCAGATCGCGGCCAAGAACGCCAAGGCGCTGGAACGCCTGCAGAGGACGGCATGACCTTCTACAACGCCGTGCTGCCCGGCTTCATTTCGCAAGGCAGCGAGGCTGCTCCGCTCAGCCTTGTCGACATCGCGCGCGGCCCGACCGGCTACGAGCAGCGCAAGTCGAAGCGTTCCCGCCGGCTGCGTCGTTTCAACCTCGTCAAGAACATCCGCAACATCAACGACATCTACGATGTTCTCCAGCTTTTCGAGGTCATGAACGGCCCGGAACATTCCTTCGCGGTCAAGAACGAGCTCGACTTCAAGAGCTGCGCGCCAGGCAATACGCCGACGATGCTGGATGCGTCGATCGGCACGGGCGACGGCACCAATCCCGTCTTCCAATTGAAGAAGCAATACAAGGTCAGGCAGGTCGACAATACTGTCATCGCCGTCGATCGCACCATCTATCTGCCGGTGTCCGGCACCGTGCTGATCGCGGTCGACGGCGTGTTGAAGACGGAAGCAACGGACTACACGATCAACTATGCGACCGGCGCTCTGACCTTCCTCGCCGGCCACGCGCCGGCCAATCTGAAACTTGTCACCGCCGGCTTCGAATTCAACGAAAAGGTGCGCTTCGACACCAACGACCTTTCCCAGGTGATGGAGTTCTTCAAGGTCGGTTCGGCGTCCTCGATCCCGCTGATCGAGGTGCTGAATGACTAGGACGGTGCCGACGGCCATGGCGGCCGCGATCGCGTCGACCTCGTTCGAGATCGCGACGCTGGTGCTGATCATCCTGGCGGATGGAACGTCGATCGCCATGACCGATTGGCAGGTGCCGTTGTCGGTCGATCTCATCGGCGACGGCGCCGTCAGCTACGCGCCGACGGTGTTCAGCGAGCTTTCCGCGTTCTCCGCCCAGATCAACGCGCCGATCGACGACCGCGAGCTGAAGATCATCCTCGACGGCGTCACGCTGAGCGCCAAGGATGTCCGCCGCGGCCGCCTCGACAACGCCGTGGTCTGGATCGGCTATGTGCTGCCGAGCGATCTCACGCATCCATGGGTCTACTGCACCTATGATTCCGGGCAGACCGAGATCAATGGTCTCATCGCCAAGCTGGAGATGATGGGGACGGAGAAGCGGCTGGAGCAGCCGGTTGGCCGCACGCTCACCGCGAACTGCCCTTTCAACTTTGGCGATCTCGACTGCGGCATGCCGACCCGCGCCAACGCCTGGGGGGCGACAACGCCTTACGCTCTGGGCGGCCTGGTCAAACGGCTGACCGGCAGTGGCATCTACTGGTTCAAGGCGGCCGCCGCCGGCACCAGTGCCGGCTCCGAACCGGTGTGGCCGATCACACTCGGCGGCACCGTCGTCGACGGCACGGTGACCTGGACCGCGATCCGCGCGCGCCGGCTGATCGGCACCGTGACGGCGGTCACCGATCGCCGCACGGTGACGGCGTCCGGAATCAGCGTGGCCGCCGACTATTTCGGCGAGGGCGATCTCACCTTCCTGACCGGCGCCAACACCGGCGATGTCCGCAAGGTCAAATCCGACAACGGCACCGGATCGATCGTGCTGCATCTCGCCGCCTATGACGACATCGCCATCGGCGACACGTTCGAGGTGCTGGTCGGCTGCCGTCATCGCCGCGTCGAGGATTGCATCACCAAGCACGACAACGCCCACAACTCGCGCACCCTGACGCTGCGCTACGGCGGCTTCGACTTCCTCGCCGGCGAAAACATCACCGCAACCGCACCGAAGGCCTGAGCCAATGACACGCGAGCAGATCATCGAAGCCTGCACCGAACTCTCAGCATGCATGGACGGCAAGGATGGCGACCAGGAGAAGGCAAAGGGCATCGCTTTTGCGCTGCTAGTAGAAGCGCTGCTCTGTCTGCGCGCCATCGCCGACAACACGGCGCCGGTAAAAACCGAAAACCGCAACGCGGCAGCGGCGGCACCGAAGGCCTGATATGCCATTCTCCCCCTTTCCGTTGGCCGCCATCGCCTCAAACTCCGTGCGGACGGCATCGCAAGTGGCCTCGCAAACGGCACTCATTGGCGCGCTTTCACGGCAATCCCCTAAACGTCGCGATAACCTATTCACCAGCGATCCCGTGGATGCATCGATCGGTCCAGACATCGAATGGATTTGGGTAGAAAAGAAGATCGAGCATCCGGATGATCCCAGCCAGTTCGTCATGACGCGACTGGCGACGGGTTTCCGCATCATTGATCCAGACGCATGACCGCCGAAGCCTTCCTCGCCGCCGCGCGTGGCTATCTCGGCGTGCCCTGGGTGCACCAGGGCCGCACGGAGCGCGGCATGGATTGCGTCGGCCTCATCGTGCTTTCGATGCGCGCCGCCGGTCTCGATCCGCCCATGACGGCCGACTATGGCCGCATGCAGGACTATCGCCAGGCGCGGCGCTACCTCGAAGAATTCTGCGATCGCGTCGGCTCGCCGGAGATCGGCGACATCGTGCTGTTCAAGACGACGCAGACCTTGCACATGGCGATCGTGTCGGAGGTCGAGGATGGCCGACCCGCGCGGGTCATCCAGGCGCTTGGCCCGAAATCGAAGGTGGTCGACACTGGCCTGCAGTTCCCGCCGCTGATGCTGTGGAGGCCCAAATGGCCTTCATAGCGCCACTCGTCGGCGCCGCCGTCGGCGGCGGCCTTCTCGGTTCCATCGCGACCACGGCCGTCGGCATCGGCATCAACCTGGCGATCGCCTATTTCTTCCCGCAGAAGATCAAGGGGCCGCAGGCCGCGAGCCTGAAGGCGCAGACCTCGCGCTATGGCGAGCAGCTCACCCGCTGGTATGGCGCGGTGCGCACCGCCGGCGCCGTGATCTGGCTGAAAGGCAACCACGTCGACGAGCACGTCAAGACCGAGAGGCAAGGCAAGGCGCTCGGTCCCGAGGTCACCACATACAGCTACACCGCGACCTTTGCCGTCGCCTTCGCCTGGAATGGGCCGGCAAGCGGCATCACGCGCATCTGGGCCGACGACAAGCTGATCTTCGATGTTTCCGCCGAAGCGCTGGCCTACGCCATTGCTCACGGTGGCAGCGCGATCGGCGTCGCCAAGGGCGCCACGATCACGCTCTATCTCGGCACCGATGCGCAGAAACCCGATCCCGACATCGAGGCCGACCGTGGTGCCGGAAACGTCCCGGCGTGGCCCGGCATCGTCTATGCGGTGATCAAGAACCTGCCGCTCGACGAATTCGGGATCCGTATTCCCAATATCGAGGCGGAGATCACGCAGGCTCAGGGCATCTCGACCTCGAGCGTGACGCCGACCACGGCCGGCAACGATCCCTCGCTCACCGACTGCTCCGGTGAATATTTCGCCAACGCCGATGGCACCACGCTCTATATCGAGCGGTTGCCGGGCGCATCCATTATCGCGACGAATACCCTGCCGCATAATGCCTTCTGCGTGCACATCACCGATCTCAACAAGGTCGTCGTCACCTATGCTCTGAGCAGTGGCCTGCGCGTGTTCGACGCCGCGACCGGAGCATTCCAACAGGACATTGCCGGCGTCGGTCCTGGCGCGCCGATCGGCGCTGCCTGCATGGACGACATCACCTTTGGTGCCGTCAATTACCTGTTCGTCTACAACCGTCAAGGCCCGACGCTCAGCTGCCTGACGAACTCTGGCACCGGCTATGGGCTGGCGTGGCAGGCAACCATCGATTCCGCCGCCAACGCGATCGGCACGTTGAGCGCGTCGCCGTCGCGCCTCTATGGCACCACGGACAACTCCCTCGCGGCATCGAAGAACATTATCGTCATCGCCTGGAATGCTTTCGGCGCCTCGGTTTCCACCGTCACGCTGTCGGTGCTCTCCGGCAATGCCCGCGCCTGCTTCTATGACGAGGAAAGCGATTCCGTCATCGTCGAGGACGTCAACGGCAGCCTCTACGTCTACACCTCCGATCTTTCGACGCTGCTGCGCTCCAAGGTGAACAGCTTCAGCATCGGCAACAGTGATCCACTGTTGTCGAAGCGCATGAAGGTCGGGCCTGATCAGATCGCCATCAAGGTCACCTCCGGCACCGGCAAGAACGACGTCTACATCTACCGCGTCTCCGATCTCTCGCTGGTCCAGCACGTCGTCGCGGCCGACACCACATGGAATAACGCCACCTCGACCGGATATCTGTTCGCCGGCTTCAACCAGCGCTGGCAGGTCTGTTTCACCACCACGGGGGGCATCGGTGGCAGCACGACCAGGCTGTGGTATCTGCCGAGAGCACAGCGCGAACCGGTGAACCTCGCCGACGTCATCGCCGCCGAATGCAAGCTTGCCGGCCTCAATTCCAACGTTTCCGCCATAACCAGCCAGATCAACGGCTATGGTGATCGCGCGGGGACACCGCCGCGCGGCGTGCTCGAAGACCTTGTCCGCGTCAATTTTGTCGACTTCGCCCAGGTCGACGGGGTGCAGACCTTCTTCCCGCGCATCACCAGCCCGACGAGAACGATCCCTTTCGCCGAGACCGGCATGGCGTTGAATGTCGAGCCCGACGCCATCCAGGTCACCGAAACCTATCCGGCCGCCCTCGACCTGCCGGAACAGATCATCATCGCCTATCCGAGCTATGATGCCCAGTATCGTATCGGCGCGCAGGCCGGCACCACGGCGGACAACCAGAAATTCAACAACGAGCCCTCCCAGGCCGACGAGACCGGCGCCCCGATCAAGGTGCGCCGTCATCGCACGATGGAATTCTCGACGGCGCAGGTCCTGACCGATCAGGATGCCGCGCGGGTCGCGGATATCCTGTTTGACGAGCTGCGCGACGCCGCGTCGGTGTTCAAGACCAAGGTTGGACCGAAGCACTCCGATCTTCATCCCGGCCAGGTCGTCAGTCTGGCGCTCGACGACACCAGGACGGCGCAGGCCGTGCTCACCAAGATGTCGGGCGATACCGTCATCGACGTGGAATTCCGCAAGCGCGGCGACAGTTTCGCCTCGCAGGCGGTGGCCCAGCCGACGCCGTATATCATCGATACCCTGCTCGGGCAGGCCGATGCGACGCCAGTGCTGATCGACGGCAATTTGCTGCGCGCCGCCGACGACAATGACGGCTTCTATGCCGGCGTCGCCGTGATTTCGCAGGGCAGTTTCCGCTCGGCGACGATCTATCGTTCCGAGGATGCCGGCGCCACCTATGCGCCTTGGGCCGGCTTCACCAATGGCATGATCCGCGGCATCGCGCTCGGTGCGCTGCCGAACCGCCCCTGTCCCGCGGCCATCGATCGCGCCACCAGCTTCAACATTGCGATTCCCGTCGGGACGGCGCCGGACAGCATCACCGAGGCGCAGCTGCTCGCCAGCACGACTTCGAATGCCTTCGCGATCTGGAATCCGACGGTCGGCGACTGGGAATATATCCGCGCAGCCTCGGTCGTCGACAATCTCGATGGAACGTGGACGCTGTCGACCTTGCTTCGCGGGCTTTCGGGCACCGAATTCGCCATGGCGGGGCATGCCGCCGGCGCCACCGTCTATCACCTCGACGACCAGGCGATGACGCGTCCGGTGCATGGCGACCGCACCTTATCCCGCGTCTATGTCGCGGTGCCGACGTCGACGGTCTTCGATTCAACGGGCGCGGTCACCTTCACCAACACGGGCAAGGGGCTGCGGCCGTTGTCGCCGACGGCGTTGCATGTCGCACGGGACGGCTCCGGCAACATCACCGGGACGTTTTCGAGACGCGATCGCCTGCCGCAGGAATGGGTGGAAAGCGGTGCCGAAAACCCGCCGATGAGCGAGGCCTCGGAGAGCTACAAGGTCCGCATCTACAACGGCCTGTCCGTCGTCCGAACCATCGCCGTTTCGGCGGAAACCTTCACCTACTCGGCCGCCGACCAGACCGCGGATTTTGGCTCTGTCCAGGCGAGCGTGACTTTCGACATCGTCCAGGTCTCCGCCGCCTACGGCGACGGCATCCCGCTGCATCTCGCCGCCTGATCGGAAAGCAAACATGACGACATCAGCCCGCATGCTCATCACCCAGATGAGCGCGACGCAGAACAACCGGTCGGTGACCGTGAATGCGATGCTCGCCATGCTCGAGGCGGCCGGCGGCATCTTTTCCGCCATCGCGGTCGGCACCAACACCCCGCCGGGCTCGCCGGCCGAAGGCGATCTCTACATCATCGGCACGTCACCGACCGGTGCATGGGCGAGCAACGCGAAAAATGCGGCGATCCTCTTCAACGCAAGCTGGTACTTCATTCCGCCGATCAAGGGCTATCGCGCCTTCGATCAGACCAGCAGCGCGAAGTACATCTATGACGGGAGCGCCTGGACGGCGGAGGCCAATTCGCTCGCCAAGGCAACAGCCGCCAACATCTGGGCGGCAACGGCCGACAAGGCTCTGACCTCCGACAATATTTTCGCCGCCGCCGTTCCCGTGGCGCTGACCGATGCGGCAACCATCGCCGTCGATATGTCGACGTTCCTGAATGCAACGGTGACGCTCGGCGGCAACCGCACGCTTGGCGCACCATCCAACGTCAAGGATGGGCAGAGCGGCTGCATCGAAATCGTTCAGGACGGCACCGGCAGCCGCACGCTCGCCTATCACGCGGACTGGAAGTTCGCCGGGGGCTCCGCGCCGACCCTGTCAACGGCGGCGGGCAGCAGGGACCTGTTGTTCTACCAGGTGCTTTCCACCGGAAAGACCTATGCCAATCTCGTCAAGGCAGTCTGATGATCCCTGGCATTGGAGGCACGATCGGAGGGCTTGCCGCCTCCGCAGGCGGTGGTGGACCGACCTATCCTCTTGACGGGCTGCCTGCGCCGACTTCAGCCATGTCGGTTGATAGAGACTTGCTCAGCAGTTTTGCTGGCGGCACGAAATACACCACTGCAACCGGGGTTGATAGCGCCAAGGATCAATCCGGCAATACGCGTCACTGGAATCAAAGTTCGACTTCCCTACAGCCAGTAATCAGCACGATGGGCTCACATAGCCGCGCCTGCATGAGCTTTGATGGCTCTGATGATTATCTGGTCAGCAATACGACCCTCCCGAACCTTATGACGGTATCGAATGGGCTCGTGGTCACGGTTGCGCTGGTCAACTCCATATCGACTGACAGCACTTCGCCTTATCAAAACAACTGCATATTTGGTGACAACGGCGCCTATCTTGGTATTGGGTTCAAATCTACTGGCCCAGTAGCCGAAGCTTTTAACTTCAACGGGTCTTTCTGGAATAAGGTTACGGCGGCCATTTCGACCGGTTCCGTGCATGTGTTCATGTGGAGGCATACCGGAACTACACTGTACCTGTCGATAGATGGTGGCACAGAGGTTTCTGTTTCATCACCCGATAATTCGTCTCTCGCTGGGGTCAGTATGTATTTGGCTAGGACGACTGGGGCATATGGATCTGTCAAGATCGCCGAACATGTGACTTGGGGCAGCACGATGCCGACCGCACCTCAGCTCGCCGCCTACATCGCTGATTGCATTGCTCGGTATAGCTAGCGCGGCGACGCGCGCCGCCATCATCGCCGACTTCCGATCCTGCAAAAACATGGAGTATTTCGATGCCCCGTCTCGTCCCTGACGCGCGCCGTGTGCTGCTGCTGTCAATGAGCTTCTGGATGCAAGTGTTTGGCCTGGCCGTGCTCGTGCTGCCCGAGGTGTATTTCCGCTGGACCGGCGAAGACTACGATCCCTATTTCGCATGGTGGCTGAGCGCATTGCTGCTGCTCGCCGGGCTTGTCGGACGCGTCTATCAGCAGGGACTCTCCTGGTGGAAGGAATGGCTGCGCATCATCGCGGTCGCCGCGATCGCCATCGCACTGGCGCTGCTTTTCGCATGGCCGTCCAGCGCTGCCGTGACGTTCGATGGCACCACGGCGACCGAGGCGCAGACCCTCGAAATCGCGGTGCCTTTCATTGCCAAGGAAGAGGGCAAGCGCAATCGGGCCTATCGCGATGCCGTCGGCATTCCGACAATCTGTTACGGCTCGACGCGCGGTGTTCACCTCGGCATGGTGCTGAGCGATCAGGACTGCACGGCCCTGCTCTGGAAAGAGGTGGCCGAGCATCGCGCCGGCCTCCATCGCTACTTCACGCCCATCACGATCTCGGTTCGCCTGCCGCCGACGCGCGACGCCGCCTACACGTCGACGGCCTTCAATGTCGGCGTCGGCGGGATCGGCAAGAGCACGGCAACGCGCCGCCTCAATGCCGGGGACATCGCCGGCGGCTGCCAGGCGTTGACCTGGTTCGACAAGGCCGGCAACCGGGTGCTGCGCGGTCTTTTCGAGCGGCGTAAGCGCGAGAAGGCGCTTTGCATGATCGGTGCGGATTGATGAGCGAGGTCAAGACCCCTCCTGTCAAGGCGACCCTTTTCGACGACATCGACAAGGTCCAAGCGATGCCGGGCGCCTTCGAATATTATCGCGAGGGTGCGCGCTTCCCGGCAGGCATGATCTTCTATTGTCCATGCGGCTGCGGGAAGACGGGCGCACTCGCCTTCAGGCCCCATGCGTCGCCGTCCTGGGAGTGGAATGGCAATCTGGAGGCACCGGTGCTGTCGCCCTCGGTGCACGATGTCGGGCATTGGCATGGCTATCTTGGCGGCTCCGACGGTTCGCAACCCGGCGTGTGGGTATCCTGCTGATGGAGAGCGAAGCCGAAACAACAAAGCCGGTCGAGAAGCGCAAGAAACCCAGCCATGTCGGCGTGCCGGCGATCTTCAAGCTGCAACTGGCCTGCCAACTCTTGAATGCCGCCTACGAGTCATACGGCATCTATCTGGTCGGCAGTGCGATCGAGCGCGCTGACTGGCGCGATGTCGATGTCGTCATGATCATGAGTGACGAGGACTTCAAAAAGGAGTTCCCGTACGCCACCGCGTCGACATTCGAGATGGACCCGAAGTGGCTGATCAATTCCGTGACGATATCGGACTGGTTGTCCAAGCAGACCGGCCTGCCGATCGACTTCAAGATCCAGGCGCAGGAGTGGGCTAACGCGCTGCACAAAGGTCCGCGCCACGCCCTCGGGATGCGGCTTGCAAGGGAGGAAACCTGATGTGGACGTTCGCCCTGTCCCTCTTCCACGACTATTGGCTGCTGACCGTCGCCGCCATAGCGCTCATCGCCTTTGTCTGTCTGGCGCCTGGTGCTGCCCTTATGGTCTGGAAGGTCATCCGGCCGATCCTCACCTTCGGCATCACCTTGCCGCTCTGGGTCTTCCTCGTCGCCGGCGTCTGGCTCTACGTCGACAAGACGTCGGCCGTCCGCATGGCTGTCAACAAGGCGGCGACCGAACTGGTCGCCGGCGCCGAGATCAGCGCGCTCAACGCGCAGCTGGTCGAGGAACGCCGGATCCGCACATGGAGCGACAAGCAGGCCGAGGATGCCGCCAGGCATGCCGATGAGGAGCGCGCGGCCCGCGCCGATCTGGAAAACCAGCTCAAGCTCACCGCCATCGAGAAGAAGGAATCGGTCGATGACATCGCCGCGCTCAAAGCTCTGCCTGTGCCTGCTGATTGTGCTGTCGATCGGTCTTTCTACGACGGGCTGCGCAACAAATAAGTCGCGCCTCGACGCCGCGGCCGCCGATAAGGCGAGGGCGGGACAGGTCGAGGTCGCGTTGGCGGCCGCCGAAAAGCAGGTGCAGGAAGCGCGGCGCATGCCGGACTACCCGGCCGGCTGCGAAACCCTGCACTATAGCGGCGTCGAGCTCGGCGACCGCTACAATGTCGCCGCCAAGAAAACCGACATCGCCCTCGGTGATGCCAATGACCAGATCGGCAAGTGCGCTGCCTGGTATCATCGCATCCAGAAGGGGCGCGAACCGAAATGAAACGCGCCGCCACTGTCCTGTTGACGCTGATCGCGCTCTGCCTGGCAGCGATTATATTTCTGAGCATCCGGCCGGCGCATGCGCTCCAGCTCGCCTGCGGCCCGGTGCCGGTGCTGCTGAAGCAGCTGGCCGAGCGTTACCATGAATTCGTGGTGATGACCGGCAACAACGCCGACGGCCAGAAGATGCTGATCACGCGCTCCGACGCCGGTACCTTCACCGTGCTGCTCGGCGATGGCAAGGGCGCCTGCGCCATCCTCATGGGCGAGAAGTCTGAATTCGACAATGGGACCTAAAAAAGGGGCGGGGCGGATGACGGTAACAACGGGCGTGGAGCGGACCCTTGGCATTCTGCTGGCCAAGGTGGAAGGCATCGAAAAGAGCATCCAGCTCGGCGACCAGCACCGCGCCACGGTGCATCGTCGGGTCGACGAGCTGGTCGAGGATCTTGGTGAGGTCAGGATCAATGTCGCCGGCATCACCAAGGACGTCGCGGCGATGAAATCGGACGTCGCCGACACCAAGACGGTGACAGACGAGGTCAAGCGCTGGCAGCTGATGGGCGTCGGCGCGCTGTTCGTCACCGGCATAGCCGCCTCGGCGATCGCTTCCGCAATCACCTATTTCTGGTCGGACATCTGGCGCGCCCTCCGCGGCATGTAGACACGCCAACCTGCGCAGAATCGCAAACTGACCCTTCATGCTTGCCCGTCGTGCCGAAAGGTGCGGCGGGCTTTTCATGCACCACGACCGCGCCGCTGGCCAGCAGCGCCACCATCCGCCGCTTGGCCAGCATCCCAAGCCGCAGCTCGGCCGCGCAACGATAGTCATGGATTTCCGGCGCGTCGATGTTGGCAATGCGGATATGCCGGCCGTTGATGACGATGGTGTCGCCGTCGATGGCAAAGGCGGAGAGAAGCAGGGCGAGCAGGATTGGCATTAGGCTTACCGAACATGCCGGAAAAGGGCGTCAAACGCACCCGCAAACTTTCTTACATCGAATGGCAAAGGGGCGCAAGCTGTGGCACAAACTGGGGCACAAATGGTGCGGCACAAATATGAAAGGCCGATTGTCAGCTAGCGAAAGATAAAGGAAATCAATTAGATGCTGATCGGCGTCGCTTCGGAAAATTGGTGCGGATGAAGAGCAACTGAAGCTGACAGTGCGCATTGACTTTACTCGATTTTTTCGGCTAGCTCCAAATTGCGTGGCCCAAACTGGGGCACAAACTGGGGCGCAAAGTGCGCACCGATTTCGGAGCGCGATTTTTGGGCCGGGAACAGATCAAGGAAGACGAAGACCGCTACCTGATCGAGCGGAAGGGGAATTTCCACTACAAGCGCCGCGTGCCGCTCAAGCTGGCGCATCTCGACAAGCGCGCGCCGCATGTCCGCGTCTCGCTCAAAACATCGGATCGCAAGACCGCGCGGCGCAAGCGCGATCTCCTCGAGGAGGCTGACGACACGCTGTGGGCATCGCTGATCGCCGCCGGCGGCGGCGACGATCTTGCGCGGCGCAAATTCGATGCCGCGGTGCGGCGTGTCGAGGCCATGGGCTATTCCTTCCGGCCGGCCGCCGACTTCGAGGATCCTGATGCCTTCAACGCGCTCGTCGAGCGGCTGCGCCTGGCGATCGGTGAGAACAAGCCGGACGATGTCGCCAAGCCGCTGCTCGGCAGCATCGACACGCCAAAGACGACGGTGACGGAAGCCTTCGCCCTCTACTGCAATGAGATCGTCGCCGACGAGCTGATCGGCAAGAGCCGGTTGCAGCGTGACCAGTGGAAGAAGGTCAAGCAGCGCGCGGTCAACAATTTCGTCCTGCACAACCGCGATCTGCCGATGGAAGAAATCACCATCGACCACGCCAAGAAGGTCTACCAATACTGGCTGCGCCGCATCGCGCCGAAAGAAGGCAAAGCGACGGCGTCGTTTTCGTCCGGCAATCGCGACCTCGGCAACATGCGCGTGCTCTATGAGGCCTACTTCAAGCACATGGGCCAACCAAAACGCGAAAACCCTTTCGCGGGCCTGAGTTTTTCGACCAAGCGAAAGAAGAAGCGACCGCCGTTTCCGACCCTCTGGATCAAGGACACCATTCTGGCTCCCGCCAAGCTGGCGACACTCAATGACGAGGCGCGCCGCATCCTGCTCATCATCATCGAAACCGGGGCCAGGCCGAGCGAGATCTGCAATCTCGACGACAAGACCATCATGCTGTCGCACGCCGTGCCGCACGTGATCATCGAGCCGCGTGAGGATCCGGATGATCCGCGCGAGATCAAGACGGAATCGTCGCGCCGCAAGGTGCCGCTGGTCGGCGTCGCGCTCGAGGCGGCGAAGAAGCAGCCGGCCGGCTTCCCGCGCTACAAGAACCGCGAGGACGACCTGTCGGCGGCGCTGAACAAATATTTCAAGGAGAACGATCTTTTCCCATCGCCGGCGCACAAGATCTACTCGCTACGGCATTCCTTCGAGGACCGCATGAAAATCGGCGGCCTGGACGCCGAGCTGCGCAAGATCATCATGGGCCATGCGATCGACCGTCCCGACTATGGCGTCGGCGGTTCGCTGGAATGGCGACAGGAAAACCTCATGAAGATAGCGTTGCCGTTTGATCCCGCGAGCGTGTGAGCCGCAGCCGCGCGGCGTCATAGATCGCCTCGGCATCCCGCGCGGCCTTCAACTCGCGTTCCAGCGCGCGCCAGATCGGCAGCATGAGATGCTTTTCGCGCGGGTTACGCTCCATGAGCCCGGCAACGTAGTCAAGAAAGCCCTCTATCTCGGCGGCGTCGGGCCTCCGGAATGGCTTCGCCTTGGCGTTGCCGGCAACCATGATCAGGCAACCTCGATCGGCTTGCCGTCGACCAGGCGATAGAACTGGTCGGGCTTGATGCCGTCGACACCGACCGTGCCGATCCATCTGGCGATGACACGGCCGTTACCGTCAAACTCCCGTAGGACAAGATCGCACCCGTTGGTGCCGCGTGCCTTGCCGTTCGGACCTGACGCCATGGCGATCCCCTGCTCACCCGATGCGGTGGCAGCGCCCCGGTCACCTGATGCGGTGGCAGCGCCCCGGTCACCCGATGCGGTGGCAGCGCCCTGATAGCCGGATGCGGTGGCAGCGCCTCGCGTGCCCGATGCGGTGGCAGCGCCCCACCATCCCGATGCGGTGGCAGCGCCCTGATAGCCGGATGCGGTGGCAGCGCCCCAGTGTCCCGATGCGGTGGCAGCGCCCCAGGGGCCCGATGCGGTGGCAGCGCCCCACCATCCCGATGCGGTGGCAGCGCCTCGCGTGCCCGATGCGGTGGCAGCGCCCCGGTCACCCGATGCGGTGGCAGCGCCACAGGTACCCGATGCGGTGGCAGCGCCTCGCGTGCCCGATGCGGTGGCAGCGCCTCCGTCCTTCGCGGACTTGACGCCCTCGCTGGCGTTGGTGGCGATCGCGCCGTCGATCCATTTCACGCGGTCGGTGACGTACTTGATCGCCGCGGCGATTAGCTCGGGCAGGCGGATCTCGGCCTTGATGGTGATCTGGGCGGCGGCGATCTTGGTATCGCCGCCCTTTTCCCGCGCGATCTGGCCGCTGAGCTCAACGACAGCGTATCGGCTGGTCGCCGGGGGATAGTAGGAAAAAACATTCAGTGGATGTTCGCAGGCATGGAAGCCACCGTTGCCGCAGCGAATGACCTCGCCTTCGTGCTTGTAGCTCTTGCCGATCTCATACTGGAACAACTTGCCCTCTGGCGTGCAGGCGAAGTTCTGGTTGAAGCCTTTGTAAGCAGTGATGACCGCCGGGGCGGCTTCAGTTGTCGGTTCGGCGGCTTTCTTGGCGCGCGGCATGGTCAGTCCTTCGGGTTGGAGCGATTGGCGATTTCGAGCAGCACGTCGGCATGGCATGGCTCGCCGAGCCTGCACCAGCAGGCGAGGTTCTTGCCGCGCAGCGCGCTGACGACGTCGCGAAGGTCGGGAGCCATGCCTGCCTCGATCTTCGGCCCGACAGGAACGCGTTTTACATCATCGCCAAATCCAGGCTGAAGCTCGACGCTGACAGTGCGGCGGCCGTCACCCGGGTCTATCCACTCGCGGAACGCCTTGACCGATGCTTCCTGGCGTCCAAGCCGGTCGCCGCGGCAGCCGAAGCTGAGCGCGATCCAGCAGCATTCGCTCTTGCGGAAGTCGAACGGGTTGCCCCATTTGCCGGGCCGCGCGACAGTCATGGTGTTGTCTGGCTTGCGCCAGCCCTTGCGGCGCGACAGCTGAACGCGGACGGGTTGGGTCAAAGCAGCTTCCTTTGCGATCGGGCCGGGCGTGCACAGTCCTGGCAGGTGTGCGTCCACTCGCCGGCGACCTTGGCGAAGACAAAACCTTCGCGCCGTGCGTCGGACACCATCACGTCGAACTCGTCGGCCTGATAGGTGCGCGTCTGGCTGGCGCCGCAGTCGCAGACGATCTGCTGCAGGCCGGCGTGTTTCTCGATCGCCATCAGCCGACGTCCTTTTCCGGCTCGAGGCCGACAATGCCTAGGGCACGGCGGTCGTAGGGCCATTCGGTGGTCGGAACGACCACGACGGCCTCGTTGTCAGGATGGTAGTGCTCGAGGGCGTAGGCGGCCGCGATCAATCGATCGGCCGGAATAACCTTGGTCGTGTAGCTCCCACCATGTTCACGCGCATGCGCCTGGGCGCATGCGTTCTCTGCCTTGATCGCTGCAGTTGCCTCGATCATTTCGGCCAGGGAGACGTCCTTCAATGAGCCGATTTTCCCCGGCTCGACCATGCCCATCGCAAAAAAGCAGCGGTCGTTGATCGCGGCGACGATTTCCTGTGCGCGTTCCGGCGTCATTGTGGCAACTCCTACTGGTAAGAGCGCCGGCCGGCGTTGCTGGCGCGCGTCATGGGCACTTTGGCATGACGGCCGAGGCCGGACGCCTTGGCCAGCGCCGAGCGCTTCTGCGAATAGTTCGGCGCCACCATCGGATAGTCGGCGGCGAGGCCCCACTTGGCGCGGTACTGGTCGGCCGTCATGCCGAGCGTGGCGAGGTGGCGCTTGAGCGACTTGAAGCGCTTGCCGTCGTCGAGGCAGATGATGTGGTCGGGGAACACCGACTTCTTCGGATTGACGGCGGGCACCGGCGCCTCGATCGGCCTTGCCGGTTCGCCGGCCAGCTTGCGCACGGCGCCGTCGACGCTGGCGATGAGGTCCGGCAGGGCATTGGCCGGCACCGGGTTGTTGCTGACATAGGCCTGGACGATGCTGGCGGTGAGTTCGGTCAGTCTTGCGGTCATTTTTCTTACTCCACAGGTTGCAGGTCAGGTTGAAGGAAATCCGTTGTGCTCGATGCCGTCGAGCAGGCGTCCGGCGGCTTTCTTGCCGACGCGCGTGACGCTGCTATATTGCGGGTCATGCACACGACGTACGCCTACCTCGCCGGAATTCTCGACGCGGATGGCTTCATCACCATCCAGCGCACAACCAAGAACAGGGTTGCTCCCAGCGGGCACGAGTGGTCGCCGACCTACTACACAGCCAAGGTAGGCATTGCCGGAACTCGCGATGCGCCACACAGGCTTGCGCTGGAGGTGTTTGGTGGATCGATCACGACCTATAAACCCGCCAATGTGAACCACCGCACCACTCATCAATGGAACATCTCCGGGCCCAAGGCCGGGATCGTGCTCCGCGCCGTGTTGCCATACCTGCGGGTGAAGCACCGGCAGGCAGAGCTCGCGCTTGATCTCGTCGATCTGATTCACATGCAGTTCGAAGAAATCAAGCGGACGCTTAAGCCGCCTTACAGCGTGCCGCCGGTGATGACCGCCGCGCGACATGTCCTTTATGAAGCAGTGGTTGATTTGAACGAGCCTAGAAACAGGGGGCATGGTCGCCTCCCGGAAACTCGTTCCATTCACAATTGTCGAGAAGACGACCGTTCGCTTTCGATCTCACCCCGCCCCATTGCTTGAAGAAGAACGCCGTGCCGGCGGCCTGGCACTGATCGCGGATGGAGCGTGGCCAATCGGGATGCATCGGCCGTGCGTCAGGCCCGCTCTCGCCGCCGGCGATGATCCAGTCGAGAGGGCCATGACCGGTTGGCGGCCCTGCTATGACCTCGCCAGTGAGCTTGGACTTGAGATCGCAAGTAAATGCATCCAGTGCGAGACCGCGCCGTCCCCTCAAGCCGGTGAAATCGATCGGCCCGAGCAGCGGCTCGGCGGAGACGAAGCGCACCGCCGCAGGCGTGGCCAGCAGATCAGGTATGCGCTCATCGGCTTCCTGCTGGCGCTCGGCGGACACGCCAAGCCAGACATTGCGAAGGGGCCATGTCCATGTCATGGCCTTGGCGTTGCCGTCCTCGGTCCAGAGATCGTCCTTGTCGGTGTCGACAAGACCGAGCTTTTCGAGGAACGGTTCGCAGGCGGCGCGGACCTGATCCTCGCGATCTTCGCCCTTCGTCTCGGCGGGGATGTCGATCGCGTCGCCGCCTCGCCATTCGATGCGATGCGCCGGCGCTGGCTGCCAGCGCTCGGTCATGTATTCCCGCATGCGTCTGGCGCGCTTGGTCAAGAGCTGGAAGGTATGCTGCGGTGCCAGCGCCATGACGGCGAAGACCTTGTCGATCCACTCGTCGGGCACGTCCTCGTGAAAGAGATCGCCCATGGAGTTGACGAAGATGCGGCGATGGCGCCGCCAGGCCAGCGGCTGCAAAAGGGTCTTTTCCGGCGCCAGCGCCAGCTTGCCGGTCCATATGGTGTTGCCATTCACTTTCTTCGTGGTGCCGGCGTAGTGTTTCGCGCCGCCCATCGCCTCGATGCGGCCGGCCATCTTCATGGCGTAGCAGTTGGTGCAGCCGGGCGAGACGATGGAGCAGCCGACGATCGGATTCCACGTCGCGTCGGTCCATTCGATGGCGGATTTGTCAGCCATCGGCGCCGAGCTCCAGCAGCACGGCGACGGGCGTCTTCTCCTGCATGGCGCATTCCAGCCAGTCACGCAGGCTGAGATCCTTGCGGTCGAGGGTGACGCCATATTTGGCGATGCCCAGCTGCGAGCGGCGCAGGAGATCGGCGCGCACGGCCTCGACGACGCTGTCGGTCTGGGCGGTTGGCGGCCTCGCGTGTTCGTTCTCGTCTTCGTCATGAGCATGGGTCATCAATGCATCCCCCAGAGAAACAACCCGCCGGCAATGGCCAGAACCGCCAAGACGAAGCCGGCGAGGATGCGGCGCACGGTGCGGGCGTCGACGATATCGGCGCAGGTTTCGTCGCACTGGCATTCGGGCCAGAGCTGGCAGACGATGTGCGGGCGGCCGTTGGCGTCGCAGACGCGGTCGTGGCCGATGGCGACGTGGTCGAGCGGCGCGCTCATGGTCTGTCCTCGGTGAGTTCGTGGCGGATTTTTTCGGCGAGATCGGATTGCCGAGTTGCCTCGACCAGGATCAGCGGCCAGCGGCAGGCCAGCGCCTCGCGCTGCGCCCGGCTGAGGTCGAGCAAGGTCTGCTCTTCCATCTGATCGCGGCCCATCAGCGCGGCCCGCCAGGCGCCGCGATATCCGGCGCTTCCCCCTCTAGGGCGGCTTCGAGAGCGGCGCGCAATTTGACATCTTCATTATCGCCGAAAGCTTCCGCTTCTCGGAACGCGCGCTTCGCCCGCTCCACCATCGCATCCGAGATCCCCACCGTCCCCGTTTGTGCTACGGGTGGAGTGGCGGAAAGAGGAAGCCCGCCGAGCGCGCGAACCTCATATTTCTCTGCGGGAGCGTGGGTCATACCGCCCTCGACGATAGCTTGCGGCGGTAACTGCAAAAGCTGCCCGCCAACGGGTTCCGCGTGCAGCAGAAAAGCCTTATGGAACTCGCGCATGAATGCCCGAAAATCGGCATCGAAAGACCATTCCGGGTTTAGTTCTTGAGCCGCGGGGCCGCCTGCTGTTCTGCTGCTCATGGCCGCGCCTCTGGCTTCTTGGCCGGCAGGCTCGGCTAGATGATCGGGGATGCTTGAATATTCGTCGGTCATTAGTGGCGGCCCCCGGCCCGATTGTCATTGGCCGGCAGCGGGCCGGCGATCAGTCCGAGGATTTCGGAGGGCTTGCGGCCGGCTTTCAGTTGCAGCGCGATCCAGTCGTGGATCTCGGGCGAGAGGGATGCGGCGGCGATGAGCCGCTCGGCGGGCGTGGGGTTTGTTCTGGCTTGCGCCATGGGCGAGGACCTCCAATCGCGATATCGCGAATGGGGCTTGTCGTACTAAATGTACGATAGATAATCAAGTACGATTTGTACGATCGTCAAAGCACTATGCGATTTTTGTACGAAAACGGATGTTTAGGGAAGAGTGCATGCGACCAAGGACGTAAGTGGGATTCTACTCGGCTTTCGCCAGGGCGGCGATCAAATCCGCGAATTTTTCCCGGTCGTCGTGGTCGAGCTTTTGAATGAGGGGCCATATCAAAGCGGCGAGGCGTTGAACCGGAACGTCGTAGGTCGCTTCCAGCCTGGCGTGGATTTCGCCGTTCATTGTATTGCCGCTCCTTTTGCGCGACTCTGCCAGGCGGTCCTTCATCTCTGGTGTCATGTTGAAATTGTGCCGGAGGCGCTTCGGCTGTGGCGAGAGGAGGGTTTGCTTCGGCGGCATGACCGATTTATGGAGGAAAGCTGCACCGCTCGAAATGGGGCAGAAATCCCCAAAAAATGTGCATCCTTATCCCCGCTATCAACAGGGCAATTGTTACATAGTGAAATATTCAGTTAATCGAACACTAGGGGTTGTGATCGTATCAAAATGAGACACCGAAAAAAGCCCGCAGCGGTGTTGGAAATTGTTCCTATTCAGCGTGCCGTTCGGGCTTGGAGACGGAAATTGATACAATATGGGTCGGGGGAAAGAACGCGCGACGAGGTAATGGCAAAATTGCGGGCGGTGGCAACATCTCCACAATCGCGCGCGGCCGCAATTACCAAGCGCATCTACCGCGAAACGCGGTCAATCGCTGAGATCATGACGGAGATGCATGGCGGCGTGTGGAGTGTCGAAATCGATCACGACGATTGTTTCGTACTCATTTCGCGTGATCTGCCGGGCTGAGTATAGACAGTCTTGCGGAGCAGCTTGAGGGCGCGTCTCTGGATTTCCGGATGCGCCTTCAGCAGGTCGGCGAATACTTCGGCGAGTTGGGAAAGGATATCGGGACCAGCGGCCGGCGAGGCGGCGCCGCCATTCGGTGAGCCGGCGGCGTTTTCGTCGTCACCATAAAGATACCAGCCCGCAGTGTGGCCGAACACCTGCGCATATTTTTCGGCTGTCTTGCGCGAGATCGGCCGGTTGCCATTGGTGTTGGAGATCAGCAGATCCTGGCTGATGCCGAGGGCGCGTTTGTTGTCGCGCCAGGCATCGGTCGGCTTTTCAAATCCAGCTTCGCGGATCGCCAGCATCAAGCGGTCTTTTGGCTTCGTCATTCGTACAGAATGGCCGATATTGATCGTCCAAGGTGTACGATTTTCATTTGACGCGGTGTCGTACGTAATGTACGAAGTTCGACTCATGAGCGAGCCGCTTTCCATTTCCGACCTCATTTCCAATTGGCGCACCATCGCCGATTTCGCTTCCGATGTTGGTTGCGGCTACGAAGCGGCGCGCAAGATGCGCGATCGCGAGAGCATCGCGCCTGAGCATTGGGCCAAGGTGATCAGTGCGAGCGCAGTCAAAGGTATCGTCGGCGTGACGTACGAATGGCTCGCACGGCACCGTGTACCGTCCGCCGCAGGGTCTAATCCGGCGATTGTCGCCGACACCAACACTGCAGAGGAATCAGTTCCGCCGGAATGTCCCGGCGGGGCCGCGAAGAGCGACCCCGCTACGTCCAGCTCTCGCTCCCCCTCGGAGGAGGCGGCATGAGCAACAAGCGGTTTTCCGTTCATGGTCGCAGTTCTGGCGCACAGGCCAGCGGCAGCCTTCGGCTGCCCGAGCCGGTGCTGGTGCTGGCCCGCGCGGTGGCGCTGGTCGACGGCGTCAGCGTCGAGCAGCTCATTGCCGATCTGGTCAGGCAACGCGGCCTGGCGCTCGGGCTCGACGCGCTGGCCCAGGCGACATCCGATAGCGAGGCGCGGACATGAAGCGCCTCAACCATGGAGATCATGATGTTCAAGCGATTTCGCGCGCGGCTTCTGGTTCGGTTGGCCAGGGCGCTGGCGCCGCTGCTGCTGGCCGAAATGGAAAACCGGCTGACCGGCTGCGGACCTATGGGCCCGTTCCGTCGTGCTTGGGTGGAGCAGCGATTGAAAGAACTGCTCTCGCCTCCGCGACCATCTCGCTGAGACGGCTCTTTCTGAACATCGACTCGGCTGTTACGTCCGTCGAAAGCAGCCGCAGCCTCTCCTGCTGCCAGGCTTCGAACGCATCCAGCGACAAAACCTCGCTCCTTTGCAGATATGCCATCAGCATGGTGAGCATCATGTTCGAGATCATGAGATCGCGTTCCAGGAACGCCAGGCGTTCCTCGACGGGCACCGATTTCATCCTGTTTCCTTCCCTGGGGTTTGGCGATTCCAGGAAAGGTAGCCCGTTCCGTCTCCGGGCGGAACGGGCGCGTCATGCCAGCACCATGGGAGCCCGGCCATGAACCAGCGTCTTGTTCCGCGATACCCCACTGCGCAAGCCTCCCAAGCCATTGTCAATTGCGCAGAGCCCGCCGCGCCGGCCGAGTTCGTGGCCGGCGCGGTCTTCCAGCATTTCACAGAATCCAACGTTTTTATGCAGGAACCCCGTGATGAAGCCGAAGGCCAAGGCGGAGCGGGTGAGCATCGACGCGCGGAAGGTTCCCAAGCGCGTCTCCCCAGTGATCGGGTAGAAAATAAGCCGTGCGCCACGGCTGTGATCGCAGGCGCGACATCCACAGAATCCTGCCCGGCCGCCGCCCTTAGCGGGCAGGACGGGACCGCGCCGGAAGACAAGCCTTTGGCTCCCGGCGCGGTCACCCTCTCGATCGAGCTCTCGCCCGCCGTCGCGCTGATCCTCAAGCTGGCGACCGACGCCGTCGGCGTCAGTGCCGGCGAACTCATCGCCCGGGCGATCTGTATCTATGCCGGCCGGATCGGTATCCCGTCGCTGGCCAGGGCCGCCGATGATGTCGGTGACGATCTCCACGATCTGCCGCAGTTCGTCCGGCGTGACCAGATGCGCTTCAGCCGGGCGCGGGAAGCGCTGCGGAATCGAACCCAGGGGATGCGGAAATGAGTTTTTGTCACCGGGCATGCCGGCCTCCTTCGCTCTTCGAGCTTCGGAGGCCAAGTCCTCCATAGCTTCAGCGAAGGAGGATGAATCCAAAAAACCTTTCCCACCACGGGAAACGGCGCCGGGCTTTCCCGGCGCGGGAAATCTTGTTCGCCTTAACGAGGGGGCTCGTATGGTACCGAATTCAAACGCCCGTCATTTCCTGCTCAAGGCCAAGCAGCGCGACCTGATCGCCGCCGCCGGGGGCATCGAACGCGCCGCTGCCGTGTGCTCGTATTCCAAGAGCGAGGTCGGGCGCTGGAACAATCCCGACAGCCCCGACATCATGGAGCTGCCGGCGATTTTCGCGCTCGAGGAAGAGACCGGCCGCTTCGACATGAGCGAGGCGATCGGCGCCGCGCGCGGCCGGCGTTTTGCCGATGTCGAAGCCGTGCCCGCCAATGGCTCGGTCATGGCGGCACACGCCGAGACGGTGGTGCGCATGGGCGAGCTGATGACGGAAGGCGCGCTCGCCTTCGCCGACGGCCAGCTCACCGCTTCCGAATCGACGCGCATCGATCGCGCGCTGTCCAAGGTCGAAGCCGGGCTTGCCGAATACCGCAAGATCTTGGCCGGTGCGCGCGCCGCCGGCGGCCTCAAGGTGGTCGGCTGATGTCCGGCGTGAGGACGATCGAGGCGATGATCGCCGGGCGCGATGCGCCGCTGGCGCCGGGCTGCAACAGCCTTGGCCGGACGATGCTGGACCTGCGCAGTCATCAATGCCGTTTCCCGGTGCGCGGCGAGGGTGCCGCGACACGCTTCTGCGCGGTCGAGGTCGCTGTCGGCGACTGGCTGCCCGGGCAGAGCTTTGGCAGCTATTGCACGTTCCACCGCACCTTCCTGCGTGGCCAGCCCAGCGTCGCCGAAGGCCGGAGCGAGGCCGCCTGATGTTCGAGCCGGTCGAGCGCAAGCAGTTTGCCTTCAACGTGTCGCCCAAGGTGTTCGACGCGGTGGCAAAACGGGCGCGCCAGCAGGGACAGTCGGCGACCGGCCTGGCGAAGCTGCTGTTCGAGGCCGGCTTTGCCGCGCGCATCGGCCAGGAGCGGGAAACGCCGGTCGATGACGCCGAACTCGACCGCCAGGTGACGCTGGTTTTCGCCTGCGCCGGGCAGGGTGACGTCGCGGCAATCGCCAAGGCAACCGGGGTCAAGCCGGCGCTCGTCGAAAAGATCCTGCAAGCCTGGCGCCGTAAGCGCCCGGCGTAAAATTCAGTTGTCAGTGCCTGCGCCGGGCTCCGGCGTATTTCCATCGTAGCGGGGACTCTTCGGTGGCCAGACATTCCCTCCACTCGTTTTCGGGTGCCATTGCCGTCGGCCTTGTCGTCGGCGCCCTTGCATTCGGCACAGGCTTCGTCGCCCGGGCATGGCCGCATGACGCCTTGCCTACCGCCGCCAAGCCGCAAGGCTGGTCTTACCCTTTCGCCTGTTGCGCCAACTATGACTGCGAATCGGTGCCCGACAGCGCCGTGGTCGAGGGCGCGCGCGGCTACGAGATCCGCAAGACGGGCGAACTGATCCCGATGACCGACAAGCGCGTCAAGGATAGCCCCGACGGGCAGTTCCACTGGTGCGCGCACCGCTCCGGCCTCGATGCCGGCAAGACCATCTGCCTGTTCGTGCCGCCGCGGGGGTCGTGAACCATGGCCACGCCCCGCGCCGTCGAACTGCTTTCTTACTTCGCCGGCATCGCCCCGGTCGGAGAGCCGGTGCGATTCAGTCGCAGCGAAGTCATGGCCGCGCTTCGGCTTGATCGCAACACATACCACCGCTGCTTGAACCACCTGGTGGCTGAAAGGCATGTCCGCCGCATCGCCACGCGCGTCCTCATCGTTCTCCGGCGGCCGGAGGAATCTCCATGAGCCGGCATGAGACAATTCCGATGCGCCGGCACGTCGACCGCATGGACGTGTTGGAGGAAGAGAATCGGCAATTGAAGGCGATGGTCGCCAAGTTGACCGGTGTGGACATCGCCTCGGCCGCCCGGCTGTCCTTCGATCTGACCGAGGCCGAGGCTCTCATATTCGGTCTCCTCGTCCACTGCGGCGTCGCCACCTATGGTCAGATCCAGAGCGCGATCTATGACATCGACAAGCTCGATACGATCAATGACGTCGGTGAGGCAATCCGTTCGCACATCAAGCGGATCCGCAAGAAGCTTCGTCCGCTCGGGCTGACGTTCTCAACAATCTACAGCTTCGGCTTTGAGATGAGCGATGCCACGCGCTCGCGCGCCCGGGCGATGCTGGCGGCCGATTTTGCCGGTTCCAATCACAAAGGGGATTCCTATGGGCAAGCGTGAAGCCACGGCCGTCGGCCGCAACACCGTCTCCGGTCGCAATCTCATGGAGGTGATCGAGCGGATCGAGCGCATCCGCGAACAGAAAAAACAGATGGCAGAAGACGAGAAGCTGGTGTTCGCGGAAGCATCCGCTGCCGGCTTCGACACCAAGACCATCCGCAACGTGCTTCGCCGCCGCACGGCAAAACCCGCCGATGTCGAGGAAGCCGAGACGATGCTCGACCTCTATCTCCACGCCATCGGCATGGCGACCGAGACGCCACTGTTTCGATCTGTCGGCAACATGGCCGTCGACCTCGCCGCGCGCGACGAGGTGATCGAAGCCTTCAAGCTGCTGGTGCCGACTGAAGGCGAGATCATCGTCAAGATCGGCAAGCAGCCGGTCCGGCTGTTCCGCGATGCCGACGGCGTCGCCCAGGCGGAGGACTTGGTCGAGAAGCCGAAGTCGACATCAAAGCCGGCATCCACCATGCCGGAGCGACCGAAGCGCGAGGTGCCCGACGTCGATTCCGCCGGCGCCCGCGCGCTTGGCCGCAAGGCGCACCACGAAAACCAACCGATCATCTCCAATCCATTCCCCTTCGGCGACAAGCGCCGGCCTGAGTTCGACGCCGGATGGCGTGAGTCCTCCGGTACCGACGGCATGGGGCCGGAGGAATAGAGATGTTCGGACGGGTAGCCGCACAGGGCAAGGTCGAGGATTTTGGCGACTTGCTGCTGCCGGACCAGGCAAGCGAGCCGATCCTCGCGGCGCCGGTGCGTGCCGCGCTGATGGAATGGCTGCAGGAGATATGGGCCAGCGAAGAGCTGGTCGAAGTCGGCTTGCAGCCGCGCCGCCGCGCGATCTTCCATGGCGGACCCGGCACGGGAAAGACGACGCTGGCGCATCACTTCGCCGCCCGGCTCGGCCTGCCGATGCTGCGTGTTCGCGGCGAAAAGCTACAGACGACCTATGTCGGCATGAGCGCGCAGGCGATCGGCAAGTTGTTCGATGCCATCAAGGCTCTGGGTGAGCCGCTGATCGTCTTTTTCGACGAGTTCGACAGCCTGGCCTCGAAGCGTGTCGGCATCGGCCTGAACCCTGCCGCCGAGATGGATCACAACCACACGGTCAACACGCTTCTGGCCAATCTCGACCGGTTCGACGGTTTTGCCGTCGCCGCGACCAACTATGCCGATCGAGTTGACGAGGCGATCTGGCGGCGTTTTGAAATCCACACCGAATTGGCCCTGCCTGGCGATCATGAGCGGCAGCGCATTCTGGAACGCTACTTTGCACCCTTCGTGCTGCCAAAGGCCGCGCTCGCAGGCTTGTCGACCGCCATGGAGACGGCATCGCCGGCACTGATGCGGTCCTTCGCCGAACACATCAAGCGGCAGATCGTGGTCGGCCCGAAAGCCGGCTGGCAGATGGACAAGGATGCCGTCATCCAGCGCGTTCTCGAAACGGTTCAGCCGCATCCGGACCTCGGCAAGCCTCGGCTGTGGTCGCTCGGCGTCGCCGACAAAGGCTTGTCGCATTTGCCGTGGCCGCTGGAACGGGATGCGAGCGCCTATCCGGAGCAGCGGCAGATCGTGCCGGCAGCGGGCGGTGAAGTCGTTCCGATGCGGAGGCCGGCATGATTCGCACGACGAAAGCCACCTCGCTTCCTGTTGCAGCTGAATGCACACTGCCGGCGCTGGTGCGCAAGGCCGCCGATGCGCTAGCGCGCGCCGAAACCTCGGCCCAGGTGCTTGCCGCCGCCGAGATGGCCTCGACCATCTATGACGCTGCGAAGCGCACCGCGCGGCTGCAAAAGGCGCTTTTGGCACACGATGAGTTGATTGCCGCCACGCATCGCGCGCAAGCCGATGCGCTGGAAATCGAGGCGATGGCCAAGCGCCGGCTCGCCGACGAATATGATGCTGCCCAGCCGGCCGGCGCCACCAAGGGCGGCCGCCCAAAAACCGTTCCAGACGGGAACGGTTTCACCGCGCAAGAGGCCGGGCTGACGCGCAAGCAGGTTTTCGACGCGCGCCAGATCAGAGACGCGATCGAGCAGGATCCGGCTGTCGTCAGCCGGGCGCTGACCGACATCCTCGACAGTGGTGCCGAGCCGACGCGCGCCGCATTGAAGCGTGCGATCGCGCCGGCGGTGAAATCGATCCGTGCAGAAGTGCAGGCCGAGAAGAAAGAACGCCGCGGCGAGCGTGAGGTTGAACTCGCCGCGCGCCAGGTGGCGCTGCCGACCAAGAAATACGGCCTCATCTATGCCGATCCGGAATGGAAGTTCGAGCCGTGGAACGCAGACACCGGCATGGATCGGGCACCCGACAATCATTACCCGACCAGCGATTTGCTGACATTGATGCAGCGCGATGTCGGCGCGATCGCCGCCAAGGACTGCGTGCTGTTCCTGTGGGCGACGGCGCCGATGCTGATCGAGGCGATCTGTGTTCTCGACGCTTGGGGCTTTGCCTGGATCGATCGCGATGCGACGACCGGCTTCCTGATGCCGAACAAGGCGCATGCCCGCTATGTCAGCCATTGGGCCTGGCTCAAGCAGAAGATCGCGCCGGGCTACTGGAACCGCGGCAAGCACGAGATCCTGCTGATCGCCACGCGTGGCAACCCGGTTGCGCCGGCGATGGGCGACCAGCTGCACAGCTGGCTCGAAGAGATGGCGATCGAGGCTGACGCGACCAGGCACTCGGCCAAGCCTGACGTTTTCGCCGAGTGGATCGAAAAGTTCTGGCCGAACACGCCGAAGATTGAACTCAACGCGCGCCGCGCCCGCCCGGGCTGGGATGTCTGGGGCAATGAATCCCATGCAGAGCCATTGGCCGAGCAGGACAGCAAGGTTGGCCCCGCACCTTCGGATGAAGTCGGGGCGCCGAATCTCCTCGCAGCCGCGCGCACGTTCCGGGAAAAGGCGATGCCCTCCTTCGCCCAAGCCACGGAGGGCGGGCCGGCATGAGCGAGTTCCGGAAATACCTCGCCTTTGCCAGCGCCGATGCGCTCGAACTGCGCCGGCTGTTGAAACGGACCGGCGAAATTCCGCCAGGTGAAATGGCGGCGCACCTTTCAGCGCTTCGCGTTCAACTCGCCATGATCGGTCGCGACCTCGATAGGTTGCAGAAAGCGGTGCCGGCATGAACGCGCCCGTCATCATTCCCGACGATCCGTATCTGACCTTCCTGCGCGGCAAGATGCAGCTGGCGAAAGCCGACGGCTTCGACGTTGCGCTCGACGCCATCAACCCGGCCGGCGCGCCGCATTGCCGGGCGATCGTGCGCTGGGCGCTGAAGGGCGGCAGCCGCGCCATCTTCGCGTCGTTCGGCCTGCACAAGACCTTCATGCAGATCGAGCTGATGCGCCTGATCGGTGAACATCTGAAGCGCACGCGCCTCGGGCCTGGCTTGCGATTGATCGTCATTCCGCTCGGCGTGCGGCACGAATTCTTTGCCGAAGCCGCCGAGCGCTTCCAGGGCGATTTCGGCGTCACGCTGAAGTTCATCCGCTCCGATGCCGAGATCGATGGCCCAAATGGTGGCCAAGACACGATCTACCTGACCAATTACGAGAGCGTGCTGGCCGGCAAGATCGACGCGTCGCGCTTCGTCGCCGCCAGTCTCGACGAGGCGGCGGTGCTGCGCGGTTACGGGACAAAGACCTTCCAGACGTTCCTGCCGCTGTTCAAGGCGGTGCGCTTCAAGTTCGTCGCCACCGCCACGCCGTCGCCGAACCGCACCAAGGAACTCATCCACTATGCCGGCTTCCTCGGCATCATGGACACCGGCCAAGCGCTGACGCGGTTCTTCCAGCGCAATTCGGAAACGGCCGGCGACCTGACGCTTTTTCCGCACAAGGAAGATGAATTCTGGCTGTGGGTGCATAGCTGGGCTGTGTTCCTCCAATCGCCTGGTGATCTCGGCTTTTCCGACGACGGCTACGTGCTGCCCAAGGTAACGGTGAACTGGCACGAGGTGCCGATCGACCATTCGACGGCCGGCGAGGATCGTGACGGGCAGGGCCTGCTGCTGCGCAACACGGCGCTCGGCGTGGTGCAGGCGAGTGCCGCCAAGCGCGACAGCCTGGCCGCACGCATCGGCAAGATGGTCGAGCTGATCGCCCAGGATCCGCAGGCACACCGCATCCTCTGGCACGACCTCGAGGATGAACGCCGCGCGATCGAGGCGGCGGTGCCGGGCGTGCGCTCGATCTATGGCACGCAAGGGCTGGAGGCGAACGAAAAGAACGCCATCGGCTTCAAGGACGGCAAGTTCCGCGACCTCGCCACCAAGCCGGAAATGTCGGGCGCCGGCAACAATTTCCAGAAGCATTGCCACTGGGCGATCTTCGTCGGCGTCGGCTTCAAGTTCCATGATTTCATCCAGGCGGTGCACCGTATCGTGCGCTTCGGCCAGGCGCATGAATGCCGCATCGACATCATCTTCTCGGAAGCCGAGCGCGAGGTGCGCCGGAACCTCGAAGGCAAGTGGGCTGAGCATGAGCGGCTGATGGCGCGCATGGCGGAGATCATCCGCCGCTATGGCCTCGATGGCCTGCCGCTCGACGACGTGCTGTCACGCTCGATCGGCGTGCGCCGGCAGGAAGAGCGCGGCGACAATTTCGTCATTGCTCACAACGATGCGGTGCTCGAGGCGCGCCAGACGGGCAGCGCCAGCGTCGGCCAGATCGTCACCTCGATCCCGTTCGCCAACCACTACGAATATACGGCGAGCTACAACGATTTCGGCCACACCGACGACAACGGCCACTTCTGGGCGCAGATGGACTTTTTGACGCCGGAGCTGTTGCGGATTCTGCAGCCCGGCCGGCTCGCCTGCATCCACGTCAAGGACCGGGTGCTGTTCGGCTCGGTGACCGGCGAAGGCGTGCCGACCGTCTCGCCATTCCATGCCGAGGCGATCTTCCACTATCTGAAGCACGGGTTTCAGTACATCGGCATGATCACCATCGCCACCGACGTGGTGAAGGAGAACAACCAGACCTATCGGCTGACCTATTCCGAGATGATGAAGGACGCCACCAAGATGGGCGTCGGCTGTCCGGAATATGTTTTGCTCTTCCGCCGGCCGCAGAGCGACCTGTCGCGCGGCTATGCCGACAAGCCGGTGGCGCATGCCAAGCCGCTGGTCATTGCCGGCGACGGCAAGCACGAGCGCTGGAGCGATGGCGACAGGCGCCCCCAGGTGCCCGACAGCGGTTACACCCTGGCCCGCTGGCAGCTCGACGCGCACGCCTTCTGGCCGTCCTCCGGCGAACGGTTGCTGACCACTGATGAGCTGGTTCGCCTGGGGCCGAAGCCGCTGCGCGCGCTGTTCCAGAAGGTCTCGGAAGAGGCGATCTACGATTTCGAAAAGCATGTGCAGCTGGGCGAGGAACTGGCCGCGCGCGACAGCCTGTCGAAAACCTACATGACGCTCGATCCGCCGTCGAAGCATCCGGCTATCTGGACCGATGTGGTGCGCATGCTGACGCTGAACGGACAGCAGGCCTTCCGCAATCTGGAAAAGCATGTCTGCCCGCTGCAGTTCGACATCGTCGACCGGCTGATCGACCGCTACAGCAACCCCGGCGACATTGTCTATGACCCGTTCGGCGGGCTGATGACCGTGCCCTATCGCGCCATCCTGAAGGGGCGGCGCGGCCAGGCCTCGGAACTCTCCGACACCTATTTTCGCGACGGCCTTCGCTACTGCCGCGAGGCCGAGGCCAAGCGCGCCGTGCCGACCATGTTCGACATGCTCGGCATCGGCGAAAACGACGATGTGGCGGAGGCGGCGGAATGACCATTGTCGCCGGCCTGCTCTTGCCTGTCGCGCGCTTGCTACGCACCGCGATCCTGCGCCGAAAACCCCGCGTCTCGGTCACCATCCGTGGCGCTCATCTCAAACTCGGAGTCTGAACCATGAGCCTGTTTTCACGCCTGTTCAAAAGCGAAGTGCCGAAGGGCATTGCGCAGATCGATACACTCGGCAGCGAGCTTGCCGGCGAGCTGGACAAGGTGTTCGCGCAAAGCCTGCTCGACAAGGGCGCCAGCATGATCGACAGCGTCCTCGCCGACGCCAAGTCAGAGATGGAGCGCCTCAAGGCGGAGATCGCCGACCGCGAGGCGCAAATCGGCGACCGGCTGGAAAAGGTCCGCCATGCCAGCGTCGTCATCGACGCCTTCGGCGCGGCGCAGAAACTGATCGAAGCCGGCTATGACAAGCCGGCGGCGGCGATGGCTGCCGGGCCGGCCGCCCCGGCTCCAGTTGCCGCGGCAGAGACGGCGCTCTGACCATGACGCGCTCGCCGGCCGAATACGATCCCGACAAGAACTCCGCCGGCAGCTACGCCGCCGCGATCGAGGCCAAGCGGCTGCGCGGCGACAAACACTATCCCGACGTGAAAGAACGCGCACCGGATCCTGAAACCGAGCGCGAGATGAAGCGGCTGAAGCGCGCGCTCGACCGCAAGTTGCGGGAGCCTGGCCGTGGCTGATCCGTTCGATCGCGACCGCTTCGCCGCATCCGTACGCCTGCGGCTCGACGGCATCTCCGGACGACGCGCCGTCGCGGCGTTTCCGATGCTCAACACGGCGATGATCAGTCGCGCCAGGCGCGGTGAGAACCTGACCATCGGCAGCTTCCTGGCGCTCTGCCGGGCGCTTCACCTGCGCCCGTTCGACTTCCTGCTCGACGGCGTGAAACGCCGCCGGGTGACGCGAAAAACACTTTTGGACCAGACTGTTACAGCGTCGGTTCCCCGTGAAACAAAGGCCGCGAGCGGCCACCGTGAGGCCGCCCGATGACCGACACCATGCTGCCCATATTGCGCCAGCTTCACGATGCCGATGGAGACCGTGCGCGCGCCGACGTGCTGCTGCGCATGCCGGATTCAGTGATGCTGAAATATCACGAGGTGATCGACGGCGCCTGCCGGCGTGCCGGCTTCGAGGCCGGCTGGAATTTCGCCGCGCTGCGAGTGTCGCTCAGCCTTGCGGTGCGCGATCGCCTTGGTCTTCCGCCGGCCGAGCTGGCGGCGACTGTCGAGCACTTCCGCACCGGGCTCGCCGAGTTTGCCGCCGCCGAGGTGTCCCATGGCTGACGGCGCGCTGCGCAAGCTCGACCGCGAACTCCCGCGCCTCGACATGCGCTCGAAGGCGCTGATCGCCAGGCAACAGGGCCGCTCGACCTTGCCGCGGCTGCGCAGCGCCGAGGCTAAACCAGTTCAAGCCGAGATCGACGCGGCGGCGGTGTTGACGGATGCGCGCCGACAGGCTCGATCCATTCTGGAAGCCGCCAAAACCGCAGCCGAGAAGTGTGTCGACCAGGCCGCCATGGAGGCGGCAAGGATCGTCGCGGATGCGCGGCACGAAGCCAGCGCCATCCTTGCGCAGGCCGATGCCGGCAAACCGTCGGAGCCTTCGAAGGTCTCGGTTCGCTCGATCATCCTGGAAGTTGCCAAGCGTCATGGCATCAGCCCGCTGGACATCACCGGCCCTTCGCGTGCGCGGCCGATTACCGAAGCGCGGCGCGTTGCGATGGTTGAGACGTATTTGACGCGCCTCGATCTTTCGACGCCGCAGATCGGCCGCGAGTTCGGCGGGCGCGACCACACCACGGTGCTGCATTCCATCCGCAAGGCAGGCGTCTATCGCGGGGCGAAGAAGCCATGAACGCGGTCTCGCTCTCGCCAGACGCCGCGAAGCTGCGCGCCATCCGCGCCAGCTTGGCCGCGATCGCGCCCGGCGAGTGGAGCCGGGTGCATGGCAAGGCCGGTGCCTTCGTCGAGGCGCGCGGCGAGATGGGCGAGCTTCTGGTGCTGGCGCGCTTCGATGCGGCCAGCGTCGATGAGATCGACTTCATCTGCAACGCGCCTGATACCGTCGCCTTCCTGCTGGCGCTTCTCGACCGCTCGATCGACACCATCCATGCGCTCAAGGGCACGACCAGGCCGGCGCCGGAGCCGCAGCGGCGGGAAAAAAACTACGCGGCCGAATGCGCGCTGAAATGCGCGGAATCCGGCTTCCAGCGCTTTCTCGAAACCTGCCACGGGCTCGAACCGCCGCTGACGGCCGAGCGCGCGGCGCAAAAGGTGCGCTCGCTGCTCGGCGTGCAATCGCGGGCTGAACTGAACAATGGCGGCCACGCCGCGGCGGCCTGGCAGGAACTGCGCCGGGCGTATGACAGGCACAGGAGGGGGCAGGGTTGAACGCATATACGGGGTTTTCGCTCGACAACCGGATGACGATCGTGCTGTTCGCCGGCATGGGCGGCGGCTGCGATGGGCTGGAGGATGCCGGCTTCCATGTCCATGTCGCGATCAACCATGACCCGGTTGCGGTCGCGGTGCACGAGCGGCGGCACCGGCACACCACGCATCTGCGCTGCGACGTGTTCGAGGCCGATCCGCGCAAGGTCACCAATGGCCGAGGCGTGCGCGCGCTGCATGCCTCGCCCGACTGCACGCACTTTTCCGTCGCCAAGGGATCGAAGCCGGTCTCGAAGCGGCGGCGGTCGCTGGCCTGGGTGATCTGCCGCTGGGCTGGTTCGGTGCGGCCTGAAACCATCACCATGGAGAACGTGCAGGAGATCATGACCTGGGGACCGCTGATCGCCAAGCGTGACCCGGCGACGGGCAGGGTGATGCGGCTCGACGGCACGGTCGCGGCCAAGGGCGAACGGGTGCCGGTGGAAGAGCAATGGCTGATCCCGGATCCTGCCCACAAGGGCCGCATCTGGCGCGCCTGGCTGAAGCATCTGCGCGGCCTTGGCTACAATTTCGAGCAACGCGTTCTGGTCTGCGCCGACTATGGCGTGCCGACCATCCGCAAGCGGTTCTTCGGCGTCGCCCAGGCCGACGGGCGGCCGATCGTGTGGCCGGTGCGCACGCATGCGCCGCGAAAAGATGCCAAGCGGCTCGGGCTGAAACCATGGGTCGGCGCGCACACGATCATCGACTGGTCGCTGCCGGTGAAATCGATCTTCGGGCGCAAGAAGCCGCTTGCCGAAGCGACATTGCGGCGCACCGCGCGCGGCGTCATGCGCTATGTCGTCGATGCGGCGAAACCGTTCATCGTGCCGATCACGCATGCCGGCGACGATCGGGTGCATGATGCCGAGGAACCGCTGCGCACGCTCACCACGGCGCACCGCGGCGAGATGTCGGTTGTGGCGCCGACCTTGATCCGAACCGACCAGCAGAGCGCTGCGGCACGCAACGGCGTGCATTCGGTCGAGGAGCCGATCAACACGCTGCACACCTCGTCCGGCATGGCTGTGGTGGGCGCCACGATCGTCGGCGCCGGCGGACGCGCTGCGCAGTCGGCGCCGCGTGACCTGGTCGAACCGCTCGGCACCACGACGGGCAAGGAAGACCGTGTGCTGGTCGCCGCGCACCTGACCAAGTTCAACCAGAACGGCGACGGATACATGCCGACCGAACCGCTGGACACGGTCATGGCCGGCGCGCCACGGCATGCCGTCGTTGCCGCCAGCCTGATCCAGAGCGGCTATGGCGAGCGGGAAGGGCAGGCGCCGCGCGTGCTCGACATCGAGGAGCCGGCCGGCACGCAAGTCGGCGGCAGCAAGGCGGCATTGGTGGCGGCCTTCCTGGCGCAGCATAGCGCTGGGTCGCATCCTGGCCAACCGGCGAAAGACATGCTCGAACCGGTGCCGACGATCACCAGCACCGGATCGCAGCAAGGCGTCGTTGCCGCCACGCTTGGCAACATGCACGGCACCAATGCCGACGGCCGGCCAATCGAGGAACCGTTGTCGACGATCTCGGCCGGCGGCAGTCATGCGCATCTGATCCTCGGCTTCCTCCAGCACTATTTCGGCTCGGGCAAGCAGGATGACGACGTGCGCAACCCATTGGGCGCGCTGACCGGAAAGGCGCGCTATGGCCTGGTCGAGGTGATCGTCAAGGGCGTGCTGCACTACATCGACGACATCGGCATCCGCATGCTGGAGCCGGAGGAAGGCGCTGCCGCGCACGGCTTCAAGCCCGGCACGCTGCCGGCCGAGATCACCATCGACGGCAAGACGCGCCGGCTGACCAAGACGGAAAAATATCACCTGGTCGGCAACAGCGTGCCGCCGCACATGATCAAGCTCTTGGCTGAATGCAACGTCCGCCACGCGTTCGCGGAGGCTGCGGAATGAAGCGACTTTCCTGCACCAAGCCCAATAGGGCAGTCTCTCCACCGGCGGCAATTGTGCTGCTGTTCAGGTGGAGACGATCATGACCATAGGCTCAACAGCTAACATCGCATCGGCTTTCAATGTGCTGCGCAATCACCCGCCGCTTAAGCCTCTGCACCGGCTTGCGCTCATTCTCATTTCAGACGGCTTCGGAATGGGCGCGGCAAAAGTCGACTGTTCGAAGCTAGACCACCTGCTTGGAACCGAAGACCATGCAGATGCGCGATCGGCGGTCGAGCACCTTGCGGCATGCGGCTACATCCGGCTTTCGGATTGGCACGGCGATGTCGCCTTTGCTGGCTCGCTGATCGCCACCGAGCAAGAGATCGCCAACGTGCGTTCGCACCTCGACTGCGCCTGGCCATTTGTGAACTGGACGGGGAAACCGTGACCGAAGAAGCGACCATCCGGCGCGGCGTCCGCAATGCCCGCTACACAACAGTTCCGAACCACGTCTTCGAGGACGTGCGCCTCTCCATGGAGGCGCGCTGGCTGCTCGGCTATCTCCTATCAAAGCCCGATAACTGGACCGTCATCCTTGGCGATATCGCTAGTCGCGGCGGCTGCGGGCGCGACAAGGCAAGGCGCATCATCAACGAGCTCGTGCAGCATGGCTATGCCGACAAGGAGCAGGAGCGCGACGACGGGCGCTTCGGCAAGCTCTCGCTGGTCATCTTCGACGAGCCGCGCGAGCGTCGCGAAACCGTGGCCGAACAAGGTGTTGCATCTTTACCGCAGACTGAAAACCCGTCGACGGTGAATCCGTCGACGGTAAATCCAACACTAGTAAATACTGATGGTTTAGTAACTCCTGAGAATGATCTGGAGAGAGAGTGCGGGCGCGAGGATTTGGCAGAAACGCCAATCGCCAACGCTGCGGCGGCAGCCGATCCGAGGAAGTTGGAGGTGCGGGTCAAGCGTCTCGCCGCCCGGCTGGGCTGGCCTGGCTGGGCGAATTCGTCGACGGCTTGGACCGTGGCACGGTTCGCTGAACTGTCGGATGCCGAACAGGACGAAAGTGAGGCCAAGGCGCCTGCCTATCTTGCCCATTGCGGGGGGAAGGCGCTGTCGCTCGGAACCTATTTCCAGCAGCGCAAATGGATGGATCTGCCAGCCGCCGCGATTGCCGCTGCCGAGGCTTCCCCGCCGCTCACCGCGGCGCCATTCGGCAAAATGTGGGGCGCGATGCGGCTCCGGTGGCTGTTGCAGCCGCGAGGGCTTCTGCCGCGTGCGTCGGCGTTTCTCGAAGGGCGGATGGCGGAGGAGGGCGCCGTCGGCGAGCGCGAGCGGCTCGCCTACCAGGCGCGTCACGGATGGCCGGCGGTCAACCATCTGCACCGCATGGCCGCCGACGGCGCAGGCATCGTCGTGCCGATGGACGCACTGGCGCTGGAACCCATCGCAGCGACCTTCGAGAAGGTGCGTGTCGGCTCCGACGAATACCGGGCATGGAAGGCGCTGCACGAAGAGCGCGGCTGGCCATGGCTGCCAGATCCCGGACGGCAGGAATGGGTCTACTTCCCGGCGGGCGGCCCGGAACGACTAGAAGCATTCGAACAGGCATTGCGAGGGGACCATGATGCGGGCGGACGTGAAGCGGCTGAGTGAGCGTGAACACGTCTGGGTCGATCGCGCGACAGGCGAGGTCATCAATGTCGACTATGCCTGGCAGAAGAGCGACGAGAGAATCACCCTGCGGCGCCGCGAGCAGGCAATGCTCGCCGCGGCTGGAATGGATGGCCCCGAGGCTCGCTGGTATGTGCTTCGGGTCGAGGATCGCGCCGACATTGCTGTGGATAAGTCGCTTGAGGATGCCAACGTCGAGCGCGTCATGTTGGCGATCAAGGTCGATGCAAAGCGGCGCGGCAAGCGCAAACACCAGAGGCTGGAGACTGTCGAGGCGCCGGCTTTTCCCGGCTACATCTTCGTTCGCGTGGTGTCATGCCCGGTCACTTGGGCAGGCTTACGGACCATCAAAGGCGTCGTCGATCCGATCGGGGGAGCGGATAATCCGCAGCCCGTGAAGGATGAGGAAATCCTTAAATTTCAAGCGCGTATCGAGAATGACCCGAAGGCTGTGGCAGTGCTGACCAATGCGCTCAAGACAGGCGACAAGGTAGCGATCGACAGCGGTCCATTCTGTGGCTTCGAAGCTGTGGTGATGATGATGGCCGACAAGCACAGGGTTGGCGTCGAGGTCGACATCTTCGGTCGTTCGGTGCCTATGAAGTTCGATCTTGCGGATGTCACGAAACTGGATTAGCGAGTCGTCCCCAGGATGAGCTGAAAGAGTCGCACGCCGAAAGGTGGACCGCGCCATCAGCCCCAGGCGAAGCAGATCGCTTCCCCGCAATGGACAAGATTCCAAGAAAGATCAGATGGCCAAGCTTCATGTGATGAAGCCGTCCATTCGTGTGCTCGACACCAGAGCGGTGAAGCCACAGATCAAACAGGCTGATGCCGAACTGCAGACGGCCGAGTACAGGCGATGGCGCGACGAAGTGTGCCGCCGTGCTGGCTATCGATGTGAGGCGATCGAAGACGGTCGCCGCTGCACCAAGGCAGCGCCGGCGCATCGCATGTTTGCCGATCACATCGTCGAGCGCAGCGACGGCGGTGCTCTCCTCGACCCGGCCAACGGCCAATGCCTCTGCGGCAAGCACCACACCACGAAGACGATCGCCGCACGGGCGAGGCGCCTGGCAAGCCGGCCGGGGTAGGGGGTTTAAAGCCCAGAGCCGGCATGGGGCCGCCAACCGCTTGGGGCTCAGCGAGGGATTTTTTTTCGATGGATGGAAATTTTGACCTGCTGGGTGATCCGATCCCGGAAGGTTGGGGCAAGCGAGGACGGCCTCCGCATCGCGTGACGGCCGAAAATCGCTGCAAGGTCATGCTTTTGCTGGCGATCAATCGCCGCCAGGACCAGATCGCGGCCGCGCTTGGAATTTCCGAGCCAACGCTTCGCCGGAATTATTTTCGTGAGCTGAAGACCAAAGAGGATGCCCGGTTTCGCGTCGAGGGAACCCGGATGCTTCGCCTCTACCAGGAGGTCGAGAGCGGCAACGTGGCGGCGATCAAGGAACTCGGCAAGGCTTTGGAAAAAGGTGACCTGCTGGCGGCGCATCTTACAGCGCACGCGTCGGGCGGAGCCAAGAAGGGTTCCAAGGAGCCGAAGCTTGGCAAGAAGGAAATGGCGATCGCCGCGGCGCGCACGCCCGACACCGAAACGACGATCGGCGACCTGATGTCCCGGCGCCAAGGCAACATTGACAAACTGAACTGACATGTGGGACCTGAGTTGCGTCGATTGGCAAGACCGCATCCGGACCGGCCAGTCCCTGATCCCCGACCTCGACCTCTACGAGGAGGAGGCCGACATCGCAGTCAAGTTCTTCGACGCTTTGCGGCTGCCTGACGTTCCTGGCGTGCCGCTACTGCGCGATGCCGCCGGGCCCTGGTATCGCGATATCGTTCGGGCGGTGTTCGGCTCGCGCGATCCGGCGACCAACGAGCGGATGATCCGCGAAGTCTTTGCGCTGGTGCCGAAGGGCCAGTCCAAGACGACCTATTCCGGCGGCCTGATGGTGACCGCCATGCTGATGAACCTTCGCCCGCGGGCGGAAATGATGTTCGTCGGACCGACGCAGGCGATCGCCGAGCGCGCCTACAGCCAGGCGGCCGGAATGATCGAAAATGACCCGGAACTGATCAAGCGGTTCGACCCGAAGCCGCACGTCAAGGAGATCCACGATCTCCTCAACAAGTCGGTCATGCGCGTCGAGACATTCGATGTGAAGATCATCACCGGGGCTATGCCGGTCGTGGTGCTGCTCGACGAGCTGCACCTGCTCGGCAAGAACCCGCATGCCGCAAAGGTCATCCGCCAGATCCGTGGCGGGCTGGAGAAAAACGCGGAAGGCTTCTTCATGATCATCTCGACGCAAAGCGACGAGCCGCCGGCCGGCGCGTTCCGCGACGAGCTGATCACCGCCCGCAAGATCCGCGACGGCAAGTTCAAGGGCCGCGACATCAGGGCGATGCTGCCGATCCTCTACGAATTTCCGGAGGATATCGCCAAGGATCCGGTGCAATGGCAGGATCCGAAATACTGGCCGATGGTCATGCCGAACCTTGGCCGCTCGATGCGCATCGACAGTCTCACACGCGACTGGGAGACGGAGCGGTCGAAGGGCGAAAAGGACATCCGCATCTGGGCCAGCCAGCATCTCAACATCGAGATCGGCATCGGCCTGAAATCCGACGGCTGGCCAGGTGCCGAGTTTTGGGAGGTCGCGGAAGACAAAGGCCTCACGCTCGAGGCGATCCTAGCCCGATCGGATGCGGTCGTTCTCGGTGCCGACGGCGGCGGCCTGGACGATCTCTTCGGCGGGAATGTTCTCGGCCGCGAGATCGGCACCCGCACCTGGTTGAGTTGGTCCCATGCCTGGTGTCACGTCGGCGTCCTTACCCGCCGGCAGACGATCGCAGCCCGTCTGCAAGACTTCGACAAAGCCGGTGACATGACGATCATCGACGACGAATTCGAGGACGTGTCTCAATCGGTGAAATTGCTTGAGCCCGTCGATGAACTTCTGCTGCCGAAGGACGTCGCCGGGTTCCTGAAACTGGCCGACCGCATCAATCAGCTAGGGCTGCTCGCCGCCGTCGCGATCGATGTCGAGGGCCCCTACGGCGAGCTGATCGACGCCCTGGCGCTGATCGGCGTCACCCAGGACAGCGGTCAGATCGTCGGCGTTGGCCAGGGCTACAAGCTTATGAATGCGATCAAGACGGCCGAGCGCAAGATCGCCAATGGCACCCTGAAACACTGTCCGAGCGCGCTCATGGATTGGTGCGTCGCCAACATCAAGATCGAGCCGACCGCCACCGCGATCCGAGCTACGAAGCAGAATGCCGGCGACGCCAAGATCGATCCGGCCATGGCGTTGTTCGATTCGGTTAGCGTGATGCTGACCAACCCCGAGCCAGTGACAAAAGTGTCCGCCTACGAAACCGCCGACCTGCTCATCGTCTGAAGGGAAACAAATGCGAATCGTTTCGACGGTGCGGTACAGGGTCGGCGGCGCGGTTCGGGGCACCGGCCGGATGCTGGCCGCGACATTTTCGGCGCGCGATTGCCTGCTGTTCGCGGGCCTGGCGCTGCTCGCCGCGGGCCTGGCGATGGTTTATCCGCCGGCGGCCTTCATGCTGCCGGGCGCGGTGCTGGTGCTGGTCGCCATCCTTGGTGTCCGCTGATGGGTATATTGCAGTCGCTAGCGCCGGTCGTGCATGGCGGCGTTGATGTCGGCCGCAAGAGTTCGGGTGTTCCGGCGTCCGGCTTTCTGCCGACGCTCGGTTCGACGCCGTCGGCGACCGGCCTCTCAATCAGCCAGGGAACGGCTGTCAGCGTCTCGACAGTGTATGCCTGCGTAACGATCCGCTCGCGCGATATCGCACGCTGCCCGCCGCGGTTGTTGAGGACTGGCGGCTCGCGCACCCAGGATCCGGTCAAGGACCATCCCGTCGCGAAGCTCTTTGCGCATCCGAATTGGGTGCAGACCTGGTTCGAATTCGCGACGCAGATGCATGCCGCATTGCTCTTGAGGGGAAATGCCTATGCGGTGATCCTGCGTGACAATAAGGGGCGACCGTCCGCACTCATCCCGGTCAATCCGGATGCCGTCATGGTTCTCGAAGCCAGCGACGGGTCGATCTTCTACAACATCAACCGCGTCGGCCTGTTCCAGATGGCGGCGCTGCGCGGGCTGCCAATCTCGGTTCCCGAAGAGGATGTGCTCCACCTTCGCGGCCTCACCTTCAACATGCTGGTGGGCATTTCGACGATCGGTATTGCGAGGGATACGATCGGCGTCGCCATGGGCTTGGAACAGCAGGCGGCGCGGTTCATGGCGAACGGCGCCCGGCCGGCTGGCGTGCTGCAAACCGCCAAAAAGCTTACGGACGATACCGCCAAACGGCTTCGCGATCAGTGGGAATCACTCCGCTCCGGCCTGCAGAACACCGGCCGCACTGCCATCCTTGAGGAAGGATTGACGTGGACGCCGATGCAACTGAATTCGGTGGACCTCGAGTTCATGGCGCAGCGCAAGTTCTCCATTGAGGACGTCTCCCGGTTTTTCGGCATGCCGCTCTACAAGCTCGGCGGAGAACTCCCGCGCGGCATGCGCATCGACCAGATGGACCAGGCCTACGTCAACACGACGATCATGCCTGACCTCGACATGTGGGAGCAGAAGATCACCAAGCACTTCGCTCTCGATGACGAAGACCTGATGGCTGACTTCGATGAGCGCAGGCTTCTGAGGGCCGAAGAGGCGACCCGCATCAACAACCAGCGCCTGAAGGTGATGTCGGGCCTGGCGACGCAGAACGAATGCCGCGCCGAAGAAGGCATGCCTCCGATGGAAGGCGGCGACGTCCTCTTGCGGCCCGTTAATTTGGCGGCGAGCGGCTCGGACATGTCGGGTACCGCGCCCGACGGTGCCGGCCGGCCTGAGGATGGAAACCTTCCCGATCCTGGCGCGGCAAATGCCACTCCGAAAGGGACAGACGAATGACTTTGACACGAAAGGCCTATAGCGCCAGCACCGAAGCCCTGGCCGAGAAGCGCCAGGTGAAGGTGATCTGCTCGACCGGTGAAGTCGATCGTAGCGGCGAAATCGTCGTCCAGGCGGGTATCGACACCTCGGCCTATATGGCCGCCGGCGCCGGCACAGTGCTGTGGAACCACAATCCCGACAAGCCGATCGCCAAGTGCGTCGAGATCGGCCCAATGGGTGCCGATCTGGCGGCTCTGGTGCAGTTCCCGCCGCTCGGTGAAGATCCGGAAGCCGACCTCTACTACGCCAAGATCAAGTTCGGCTCCGTTTCGGGCGTCTCGATCGGCTTCAATCCGGTCGAGACCGAACCGATGGACAAAGCCAATCCAAAGCGCGGTCCGCAGCGGTACGTAAAGAGCGAGCTCATGGAGTTCTCGTTCACGCCGGTGCAGGCGAACCGTGGCGCCATCGTCGTCGAGCGCGCCGCCAAGAGCGCGGAAGCGAACTGGAAGGTTGGCGCGTCCCGGAACCTGCCGATCGACATGGAATCGGCATGGGATGGTGCCGAGGCGGAAACCTCGATCTTCGACCAGGCCGATTTCGAGAGCGACAGCCCCGATACCACCTTCGCGCGCAAGGGCTTTCTCGCCTACGACGCCGCGAACGCGGACCTCAAGGGCTCCTACAAGCTTCCGTTCGCCAAGGTCGTCGACGGGCGGCTGACGGCGGTCGCCGCCGGCATCCGCGCCGCATCATCCCGATTGTCACAGGCCGACATCTCCGACGATGTCGCCAGAAAGGCGCAAGCCGTCATCGATCATTACGAGGAAAAGATGAAGGAAAAAGCTGGTACCGCCGCCGTGAAAAAGACCGTCGTGCCGAAAATCAAGGGCCTCTATCAGGTCGCCAACCTTGCCGCGCTGCTCAATGAATTGGGATATCTCGGCGATGTCGTCGAATGGGAAGCCGCCTACGAAGAAGACGGCAGCCAAGTCCCTGCCATGCTGGATGCTGCATTGCGCCAGCTCGGAGAGGCCCTGATTGCCATGACAATCGAAGAGGTCGCCGAGATGTTCGCCGACGAGACCGCCGAGGGCGACGACACCGTCGCCAAGGGCATCTGCTCGGCCAAGGCGAAACCCTTCACCAAGGCCTTCGTCGCCGCCAACCTCAAGGCCGGCCGCAAGTTCTCAGGCGAGAGCATCGCCACCATGCAGGAGGCCTGCAAGAACATCCTCAGTGGTCACGAGATGATCACTGGGCTGCTCGGTCAGTCGACAGACGATACCGAGAAATCCGCTGCGTCCGACAGGGACAAGGCAATCGACGCCGCGCGCAAGAAGCGTATGCGCGAGGCCGAACTGCTGCGGCTCGCCGCAGTCTGATCCCCGGCGACAGGTCGGTTTCCTCCAATCCCTGAATTCATGCCGCGCCGCGCATCGGCGCGCAGCAGAAGGACAATGACAATGACCATCCACGTCAAAATGGTGGAGCTGCTGAAGAAGCGCGCCACCGCCTACGATGCCTTCAAGGCTCTCGTCGAGAAGGAAGACTTCACCGACGCCGACCAGCCCGCATACGACCTCGCCAAGAAGGCGGTCACGGACGTCGACGCCGAAATCGTGCGCCACAAGGATGCCCAGGCGCTTGCAGCCGAGACCGCCCAGCCGGTTGCCGGCCAGGAGCGTGTTGCTGCGACCGTCGAGAACGACCCCTACGTCAAGAACAAGTCGCTTCTGCTCGGCGGCGTCGCCAAGATGATCGGCGTCGGCGGTGGCAACATCTATGGCGCCCGCGAAGCCGCCAAGGAACTCTACGGCGAAAACCATCCGGTCTCGAAGGCGCTGATCGTATCCACCGGCTCAGCCGGTGGTTTCATCGTCCCGCCGGACGTGATGGCCGAGGTGATCGAATTGCTGCGTCCGAAGGCCCGTGTTCGCAGCGCCGGCCCGCGCAACATCCCGATGCCGCGCGGCACCATGACGCTGCCTGGCCAGGCCAGCGGCGCCAGCGCGTCCTATGGTTCCGAGATCAAGGTCATTGGCAAGTCGCAACAGTCTTTGAACCAGATCGTCGCCAGCTACAAGAAGCTGACATGCCTGGTTCCGGTTTCCAACGACATGATGCGCTATGCCAATCCGGCGGTGGATGCCTTCGTCCGCGACGACCTCGTCAAGGTGATGGCGCTGACCGAGGATCGCAACTTCATCCTCTCGGATGGCACCCAGGACACCCCGCGCGGCTTCCTGTCCTTTGCCAACGCATGGGTCGCCACCAATGGCGGCACCGTCGGCGCCTTCAGCAAGGCGGCGGCCTCGGTCCTGGCCGTCAACGGCGCCGATCCTACCGACAGCACCGGCGGCAACTTCATCACCTCGACGGCGAACTATACGCTCGCCACCGTGGCGGCGGAAATCGGCGGCGCTATCAACCGGCTCGACAGCGCCAATGTCGACGAGGACAAGCGCGTCTGGTTCATGACGCCGCGCTCGAAGAACTACCTCTACAACGTGCAGAACTCGCTCGGCGTCTATGTCTACCGCGACGAGCTCAACAAGGGCACGCTCGCCAACTATCCGGTCATGACCACGACCCAGATCGGCAACAACTGGTGGGATGCCGCCGCCTCGAACAAGGACCTGTCCTTCGTGTTCTTGGTCGAGATGACCGAGGACATGATCCTCGATTCGATGCAGCTGGAGATCGCGGTGTCGCGCGAAGGCACCTACATCGACGAGAACGGCGCCACCATCTCGGCCTTTGCCCAGGACCAGACCGTGATCCGCGCCATCGCAGAGCACGATCACCAGCTCCGCCATGACCAGGCGGTGGCGGTCATCCAGGCCGTGCGCTGGGCTCCGGCGATCTCCTGACCTGACATCGGGCGGCTCTTGAGGGCCGCCCCTTTCCCCTTCAACCCAAGGATCACGAAAATGGCTGATATTGTCACCCAGCATAACATCGGCGCGTTGGTCGATGCAGTCTACGCGTCGGCTGCCGCGGCCGCCGTGGCCGCCGGCTCCGGCGATGCCGCAACCACCACCGGCAAGACGATCGATCGCATGGCGCTCGGTTCGTCGATGCCGCGCAGCGCGCTTTTCTCAACGTTGTTCGACGCAACGTTGGCGTCGGGAAAGACGCTTGCCATCGCCTATGCAGTGCAGGATTCCGCTGACGGCACGAACTGGTCCGACTACCAGACATCCGCCGCTGCCAAGGTCGTCGGAACCGGGCCGTCCGGCGGTGGTGCCGTCGCCGGCCAGTTCAACGTCCAGTGCGACCTGAATTCGGCCCGGCGCTATGTCCGCTTCAACAGCAACCAGGACCTGAACGCGACCGGCACGGACACCTCCGTCACCCGCTCCGTCGCGGTCCTGGCCGGCTTCGATCGTCTGCCGTCGCCGAACTGAGCATGGCTTCGTTCGACCTCGCCGACGCCGCTCAGGTGGCGTCGGCGGCTCCTCAACATGCGGCTCGCATGGAGCGGGCGCTGACGCGGTCCGTGTTCATCGCGTCTCCCGTCGCCCGCAACCCGGTGCGGCAATACACGCTCGCCCTCATCGACACGATGCTGCTCTTGCAGGATCTGGGCATCAAGGCCCGTCTCTATTGGGCGGTCGGCAATTCCAATCTGGCGCGGGCTCGCAACGAGATCGTGGCCGCTTTCCTGGCCAGCGATTGCACCGACCTCCTGTTCGTCGACGACGACATGGGATGGAAAGCCGGGGATGTCGTGCGCCTGCTCGCATCAAGGCAGGACTATATCGGCGGCGTCGGACGCAAGAAGGATCCGAAGTCGGACGATCGCGTCAACGAGAGCTGGTGCATGCGCATGCTGGATGCGTCCTTCGTCGAACAGGACGAGATGGGCGCCGTGGAAGTGCGCGGCATCGGCACCGGCTTCGTCAAGATTTCCCGAACCGTGTTCGAGCGCGTCATCGCCGCGCATCCGGAGCTGAAGCGCCCCGGGCTGGCATCGATGCCCGAGCCGGTGCGCGAAAAATTCTACCGCTTCTTCCATTTCCAGGACGAGTTGAGCGAGGACCTGGCCTTTTGCGAACTGTGGCGCGCCCTTGGCGGCAAGGTGTGGGCGGCACCCGAGATCGAACTCGTCCATGTCGGCGACCACGAATTCACCGGAAGCTTCGCCGTGCTGATGCAGCCGGAACAAGGAGACAAGACATGACCATCAGATCCATCCTCGAAGCCAAGGCGCAGGCGCTGGCCAGCCATGACGGCGTGGCCGCGACGATCATGCATTTCCACGCCGCCGCCAACGACGTCGTGCTCGAGGCGCGGCGCGAGCTGGACAGCCTCGTCGCCGGCCTGCAGGCGCCCGCCGTAAGCGCGGCGCCGGCGGTGGACCAGGCAGAGGCTGCCGCAGATCCGGCCGAGCTGGCGGCCGCCGAGATCGAGCCGGAGCCCGCTCCCGACGAGGCCGCCGACGAAGAGCCGGCACCCGATGTGCTGGCGGCCGCCAGGCGGCGCCGCAAGGGCGAGGAAGAGGGGGCGGGCAAATGAAGACCGTCGAGCTCACCACCGACATGCGCCCGTGGCGCGCCGGCGACCGCGTGCCGCTGCCCGATGATGTGGCGGATCGCCTTGTCGCCTCCGAAGAGGCCAGGGAGCCGCGTCCGTTCGGCATTCCGGCGTCGGAGCGGCCGCGCAACACCTACCTGACCAAGGGCAAATCGAAATGAGCAGGATCCTCATCCTCAACCTCCCCATCGGCATCGCGGTGACCGCCGTCAGCGGCGTCCTGCAGCTCTTCGGCTCGCCGCACAATCTGGCGGTGCAGGCCAATTTCGCCTATGGCGCCGGCGGCACCTCGGTCGACGCCTATCTGCAGACCAGCCTTGATGGCGGCGCGACCTGGATCGACATCGCCAATGTCCATTTCACCACTTCGGCCGGCATCAAGGTCTACAATCTGTTTTCCGGTACGCCGAAGACGACGGCGGTTGTTCCGACCGACGGCTCGCTGACCGCCAACACCGCCGTCGATGGCATCCTCGGCGCGCTCTATCGCGTCAAATATGCTGTTGTCGGCACCTACACCGGCGCCACGTCGCTGGCCATCGACATCGTCACCGACAAGCAGGCCTGACCCCCGTGGGCATCACCGTCATCCGCACCGTCGTGACGCCGCCGGCGGACCCGACGCTGACGACGCTGGCCAAGGTGAAGGCGGAGCTTTCGATCACCGGTTCGGCGCAGGACGCGCTGTTGACCTCCTATATCGGCTCGGCCTCGGCGGCGATCGAACAGTTCTGCAACCGCACTTTTGGCGTCGCCACCATCAAGGACGAGGCGTGGCCCGATCGCGAGGTCTATTCGTTCCAGTTGCCGGGTAGCCTGTCTTCCATCCAGCTTTCGAGCTGGCCGGTGGTGGCGATGACCAGCCTGACCGAGAACGGAGATGCGCTGGTCGAAAGCACAGACTACCGCGTCGACAAGCTGACGGGCACGCTCTACCGGCTGGACGGGCTGGGCTATGTCAAGCCGTGGCTGGCCTGGCCGATCGTCGGCATCTACAGCGCCGGCTTTGCCACCATCCCGGCCGATGTCGATGATGCCGCCGTGCGCATGGTCAAGGCGCGCTATCTCGCCAAGGGCCGCGATCCGTTCATGAAGCAAGAGAATATCCCTGGTGTCCGGGAAGTGACCTACTGGGTGGCGACCGGAAAGGACGCCGGCAATATGCCGCCGGATGTCGCGGACATCCTCGAAAACTATCGCCAGCCGGTCATCGCCTGAAGCGAGGAGTGAAGCCTTGTCCACGATGATTGATCCCCTTGGCGCGTCACTGGATGATCTGGAAGCCCGCTCCGGCGTGATGCCGTCCGGTCCCGAGTTCGGTGACCCGGTAGGCCGGCGGTTCAAGGCGATGCGAGACCATTATTCGCTCGTCGCCCCGGGGAGCATGGTCGGGCCGGCGGATCCAAGCATCGCGCAGATCAATGCCGCCATTGGAGGGGGCGTTGTGACCATTCCTGTCAATACCGTGCTGCCGGTCATCTCCGGCGCCGCACAAGTGGGTGAGACGCTGACGAGCACGGTGGGAACATGGACCGGCGGCGGCATGCTCACTTATGCCTACCAATGGAAATCAGCCGGATCGAACGTCGGGACCAATCAGAATACCTACGTCCCGGTCACGGGCGACATCGGCAACACCATCACCTGCACGGTAACAGCAACCAATACGGCCGGCAGCACGGCTGCGACGAGCGCTGCGACATCTGCTGTGATCTCGGCCGATCTGCCCGCCGTCCATTTCGATGGATCGACAGCATGGCTTCAGCGCGGTGCTTCATTGTTCGATTCCAACTATTCTCAGGTCCTGGTATCTGTGTGGCTGGCAAACTTCGATCCCGGCGGCATTGACGCCGTCCTGTTCGCGACGACCCCCGGCGTTTATTTCTTTATGAGTCTGGGCACTGCGTCGCCGCCACAGTCGCCGGGAACGACTTTATATGCCGACACTTATGCGCCCTACCTCCACATCGCGAACGGCGCTGTCGATTGCGATGTCACCGGCCCAACTTGGCATCACTGGCTATGCAAGTATGACGTATCGAAGAGCGGATATGCATCGGCCGGCCAACTGGTGATCGACGGCGTCTATCAGACGCAGGTAGACGACACATCGCCATTCACAGGCCCCGACACGCCATTCGTTCCGTTCTCGACGAACCTGACCGAAGAAACCGACTTCATCTTCGGCGGGGAAGACGCATTTGGGGACGTGTCGAAATTCGATGTCGCGCAGTTCTATATGGCTGTCGGATCGAATGCCGACATCGATCTTTCCAACCCGGCAAATGTCGCGAAGTTCATCGCGGCTGGAAAGCCGGTCGACCTTCTCACATCTGGCGCGCCCACAGCGCTTGTTTTGTTTGATGGCGATGCTTCGACGTTCGGCACCAATCAAGGCACGGGCGGCGCGTTCACGCTGACCGGCTCTCTAACCAATGCCGCCACAAGCCCGAGCGACTAACCCTGACCATGGCGAGACATGTCCGCTGAAATCGTTGCCCTCGACGCCGCCCTGGCGCGCGCCGGCGAGCTCATCATCCTGCGGCGCTATATGGCGCCGACCGGAAGCCCGCGTCCGAAGACGGATATTGTCGATGTTCCGGCGGCGGTACGCGCCATCACGGCGACGGAAATCGTCGGCGACATCGACATGACCGGTTCCGTCGTCATCCTGAGCCCGACCGGGCTCGACGCGCTGCTGCCGCTCATCAAGGGCGACATCGCTGTCATCCAGGGCAGGGAGCGCGAGATCGAATTGCCGAAGCCGTTCCTCGTGCAGAACGTGCTGGTGCGCCTCGAATTGCTGGTGAAGGGCTGATGGATCAGTATGGCATCACGCGCAACTGGTACGGCGACGCCTATAACGTCGTGCGCATCTTCGAGCACGACGGCCAACTGTTCGGTTTGACTGTGGCCAAGCATGATAATCTGGAAAGTGCCGAAGCCGATGCCAAATCGCGCGGCGACTACAACCCTATTCGCTTCGTCGATGCCGAAGGGCCACCGGCCTATCCGATGGTTCCGGATCCTCGCTGATGGCGCGCTTCGAGACCTTCGATCGCGATATCAAGCTCGCCACCACAGGCATCGAGCCGGACGCCGTCAACGCCATGCTGGCCAAATTCGCGCGCGATGAACTGGCGGCCGTCATTGCGTCGGGCGAAGGCAGCGGGAATTACGACCGCTTCGTCAATGGCCGGGCAGGGGCGCCCGAGGAAACGGTCGAGGCGCCCGGGCCGATCCTCTACACCTTCAGCTGGTGGAAGGATTTCGTCGAAGCCGCCGTGGAGCAGTTGCAGGCCTTCAGCCCGCGCGCCTCCGGCCGCTACGCCTCGTCCTTCATCGTGCTCGCCAACCAGAAACTCGTCACCAGCTTCGACGACATTCCGGCAGGGGCAGAAATCATCATCACCAATTTCCAGCCCTATGTCAGGAAAATCGAGGTCGGCGCCATGAAGATGTCTGTGCCGGACCGGGTTTTCGACCGGGCACGACTGGCGCTCAACCGCCGCTTCGGCAACTCCTTTCGCGTCGAAAGCACCTTCCTCGACATCGGCGGCGGCGTGCATGAAGGCATGCCCTACATCCTCAAGGGCCACTACACGCGCATGCGAGCCGCGCGCATCGCCAACCCGGCCAGGTTCGCCGGCCGCAGCTTTCCCAAGCGCAGGGATATGGAGGCCGGCCAGCCGATCACCTATCCGGCGCTCGTCGTCAACATGATCTGAACCGATGTCCTCGCCCGAAGCCTTCGACACCATCCACGACAACCTCGTGGCGCAGTGGACCACGACACCGCTGGTCTTCGAAAATCAGCCGTTTCCATTGCCGGCCACGCCGGCGCCCTGGGTGATGGTCGAGGTCTTCGGCGACTTCTTCGACCAGATATCGATCGGCGCCGCACCGGTGCTTTCCAACCTCTGGCGTGAGGAAGGCCAGCTTCTCATGCATGTCATGACGCCTGGCAACACCGGAACAGGCCTCGCCCGCACCTATGCGAAGCAGCTCGTCGATCTCTTCCGAGGCCAGGAGATCAGCGGCGTCCGTTTCCGCGACGCCTCCATCGGCCACAGTACCCCTGGCAAGCACGACGGCAGCTATTACCGCATGACCGCGACCATCAACTGGCAAAGGGATGAATGATGCCCAAGGTTTTGAAACCGTTCAAATCGAGACTGCACCGCTTCGCCGCAGGTGATGACCTGCCCGACGGCGCCGATCTTTCCCCCCATATGCTCGACAGTCTCGCCGAGGCCGGCTTTGTCGAAGGCGCCGCACCGGAGGTCGCGCCGAAGCCGACGAGATCATGGTCTGAAGAGCCGGCCGATCCCGAGCCCGCATCGCCCGAATCCGCCGAATAAAACCGATCCATTGACGACCAGGGTGCTGCGGATAGCACCTCTCGACAGCGTAAGAGCGGACGGTTTGGGCTGATCCCTTAACACCGGACGCCGTGGTTCGAATCCACCGGTTGTCACCACTTCGCTTCCCTACGTCCCAAAAACTTAACGCCCGCCCGGCCTGACCGCGGCGCACTTTGCCATGGAGAAATGTCATGTCGTCGGACGCCAATCGACTTCTGCTCACCTCGGTCCGCGAGGTCACGCTCGGCACCACCCCGAACACGCCGCGCATGCGCACCGCGCGCCTCAAGGGCGAGACGCTGCGCTTCGCCCCGGTCTTCGTCAAATCGGAGGAAATCCGCGCCGACCGCATGAACGCCGACCCGATCGAGGTCAACGTCCAGAATGACGGCCCGGTCAACGGCGAGCTTTCCTATCCGGTCGCGCATTCGCCGTTCGCCGACTGGCTGGAATCGCTGTTCTGCAACAACTGGGTGGACACGCCGTCGCGCGACAATGACGGCACCGCCGATAGCGTCATTACCGACATCGGTACCACCACCGATACGCTGGTGTGCACCACCGGCGCCGCCTTCGTCGCCGGGCATCTGGTCCGCAACAGCGGTTTTGCCCTTTCGGCCAACAACGGCACCTTCAAGGTCACCACCGGCGGCACGACCTCGCTGGTCTCCACCAGTTCAGGCTGGTCGGCCGAGGTGGCGCCACCCGCCACCGCCCGTGTCAAAGTCGTCGGCTTCCAGGGTGCTTCCGGCGACATCACCGCGACCGCGTCCGGTCTTGGATCGACGGTGCTCGATTTCACCACGCTCGGGCTCGCCGTCGGCCAATGGGTCAAGAACGGCGGCACCGCAGCCGGTGACAAGTTCGCCACCGCCGCCGACAACGACTGGGCGCGCGTCACGGCGATTGCCGCGCATGCACTCACGCTCGACAATCTGCCGGCATCCTGGGCGACCGACAGCGGCACCGGCAAGACCATAAAAGTGTTCTTCGGCGACACGCTGAAGAACGGCGTGCTCACCCTCTCGCAGACGCTGGAGCGCGGCTTTCTCTCGCAGGCGGTGCCGACCTACATCGCGCAGGCCGGCATGGTCGCCGGCCAGGGCGTCTTCAACTTCATGTCCGAGCAGATCGCGACCTGGACGATGACCTTCGGCGGCATGACCGGCACGCAGGGCACGACGCCGCTCGACGCCTCGCCGGATGCGGCGACGACGAATGCCAGCATGGCGGCGGCCGTCAATGTCGGCCGCATCGCCGAGAACGGCACGGTTGTCGGCGGCCCGAACTTCGTCAAATCGGCGACGGTCACCATCAACAACAACCTGCGCATGCTGGCGGCGATCCGCTCCGATGGCCTGGTCGGTCCGGTCGATATCGGCAAGGGTTCGGTCGACGTCACCGTGGCGACGGAAACCTATTTCGGCTCCAACGCGCTGCTCACCAAGCTGTTCGCCAACACGCCGACCAACATCAACATCCGCATCGCCAAGAACAGCCAGGCCATGGTCTGGGGTTTTCCGCGTCTGACCTATACCCAAGGCCAAGCCAACGCGACGGCGAAGAACACCGATGTCATGCTGCCGCTCACCACGGATGCGTCCATCGACACGCTGACCAACGCGCACGTGCTGCTCGACCGCCTCGAATATTTCGAAGCCTGATAGAAATCCCGCCCGACAGCGGGAGCGTAAAACTGGCCAGTGAGGCGGGCGGTGTTGTCGGACATCGCCCGCCGACCCTTCCCGACAAAGGATTCCGACATGACCATCAAGCTTGCCTCCCTGAAGGCCGACCTCGCGCGCGAGGAAAAGGGCGACTGGATCGAATATCCGACCTGGCCCGGCGTCGAGTTCAACGTCTCCTCGCTCAATCTCCCCGCCTACACCGTCGAGCGCGACCTGATGTTCCAGCGGCTGCAGCGGACCTACAAGCGCAAGCCGGTGCCGCGCGAGGTCACCACCGCCGAACTCGCCAAGCTCTACCTCAAGCACATCCTGCACGACTGGCGCGGCCTCGACGTCGCCTATTCGCCGGAAAAGGCCAGCGAGATCCTGCTCGATCCCGGATACCGCGAAATCGTCGGCGCCGTCGAATGGTGCGCCTCGAAGGTCGCGGACGTCGATATCGAGTTCGTCGAGGAAGCGGAAAAAAACTCCGAGCGGCCTTCCGCTGGCGCGTAAGCCAGGAAGGCCAGAACAGCTGGAAGCAGCGGCTGGCCGATGAGAATCCGGCCGATGCCGCGTTCATAACGATCGAGGAGCGTCCAGACGAGGCCGAGCCAGAGCCATGGCACGGCCTCTATTGGCGCGCGTGGGAAGCGTTGCGCTTCGACCGCCAGTATGGCGCCATGGGCGGCGAAACGGCGATGTCCTACATGGCGATCAGCCAATATGCCCGGGACCACGGCATCCTAGGGCCCGACTTCAACACCTTCCACATCCTGCTGACCGCCATCGATGCGGAATGGCTGAAGCACGTCGCCGAAGAGCAGAAACGAAAGGAGGCTGACTGAAATGGCTGATGTCCAACTGCGCAGCCTCCGCGTCGCCGCCGATTTCGACGCTTCTGGCTACAAAGCCGGCGCCGACCAGAAAGTTGCAGCTGACACCGCGATGACGGCGTCGTCACGCGCTGTCGCCGCCACGATGACCGATACGTCGACCAAGATCAGCCAGGCCGGCAATGTGCTCGAACAGCTTTCGCGCCGGTATGTCGACGGCTACGGCACGATGCAAAAATTCAACTCGGAGATGGCCAGGCTTGCCACCGGCGTGGAGACCGGCAAGATCTCGATCCAGCAAACCGGACCGATCCTGGATGGCATCTATCAAAGGTACGGCCTTATAGCCGATGCCAGCGTCTTTGCGGCCAAAGGCCAAGGCGATTTGGCCATAGCCATCACCGCAGCGAACGCACGCCTCGAAAGCCAGGCCACGTCGCTCTCGCGCGCCGTCGGCGAATACAAGGTCTATATCAACCAGCTGAAAGAGGCACAGCAGGCCGATAGCAGCCGTCAGATCGCTGGGGCCAATCAGAATCGGTTTAACACAATCCTCGGTGTGCAGCCGGCTTCAACCGGCGGAGCCAAGGCTTCGGCTTCGGTGTTCGAGGCCGGCTTCGCGCAGGCGGCCGAGGCGGCGGCACGCATAGAAACTCTTCGCCAACGGTTAGATCAGACCTATGCCTCCGCACAGCGTTTGGACGCCGAATTGGCAGAACTGGCCGAACTGGAGCGGAGCGGAACGCAGATCACCGGCGGATATGCCAACGCCCTTGATAATCTTGTCCTCAAATACGATAAAACCGCAGCCGCAGCGGCCAGTTCAGCAAACGCCCATAGTCAGTTTCTCGCAACCGCTCGTGCTGATCAGGACGCGGAAAATAGTCGGCAGGCCGCCGCTGCCAACCAAAACAGCTTCAATACGGTTCTCGGCGTCTCGGGTCCATCATCTGGCGGTGCGCGGCAGTCAGCCTCTGTCTTTGAAGCCCAGTTCGCCCAAATGGATGAGATTGCTCGCCAAAAGGCGCAGCAGGCCGGACAGGCGTTCGGCGATGATCTGGACCGGAGTCTTGTCGCCGGAACGACGAAATCGGCCAGGGATGCCGCCTCCGTCTTCTCGGCCGAGATGGATCGCATCGATGGCATCGCGCAGCTGAAGGCCGCCCAGATCGGGGCCACGTTTCAGGGCGACCTCAATTCCTCATTCGGCATCGGGACCGGTGGCTCATCGGCTCGTGAATCGGCGGCCGTATTCGAACAGGCTGCCAGCGAATCCGACAAGCTTGCGGCGTCGGTGGCCGCTCTTCGCGCCGAGCTAAATCCCCAAGCCGCAGCCCAAGCCAAAGTCAACGCCGAGCTCGCCGAATATGCCGCGATGGCGGACAAGGGAGCGATCACGTCCGAAGAACTTGCGGCTGCCCAGGCCATGGTTGCGGCGCGGTCTGTGGAAGGTGCGGGGGCAGCGCATGGCCACGCCTCAGCGCTAGGTATCGGCAACACCCAGACGATGGCGCTGACGCACTCGCTGCGTTCGTTTGGCGAGCAGATGGCGCTGGGCATCCCGATCACCCAGGCCGCCATCTCCGAGCTCAACCATATGAGCTACGCCATGGCTGGCGAGGATGGCGTTCTGGCGGCCCTCAAAAAGGCCGGTCCCGGTTTGCTTGCCGGCATCCTGACGCCGATCGGGGCTCTGGTCACCGGCTTTGCCGTTGTCACCGCCGCTGCCGGTGCCTATTACCTGTTGACGCGCGAAGAATCGAAGACCACGGAAGAACTGCTGAAGGAGCAGAAGCAGGCGGTCGACGATCTCTCGAAAGCCTATGATCTCGCCAAGGTCAGCGCCGACAGCTACAACAAATCCGCCGGGCTGTTCGCCGAAGCGGCGGCGCGCAAGAACCAGAGCCAGCTCGACGCCGCAGCCCGGCTGACCGATGCCGATGTCCTCACCTCGCTCACGCGCTTCGTGCCAACCGGTTTTCAACCCTCCGGCCATGGCGTCGTGCCGACCGGCGAGCTTCAGGCGCGGCCCGAGTTCTCCGCCTTCAGCGGTCCGATCGACCAGTTCGTAAAAAACCGTGATTATGACGCGCTGGCCAAGAGCGTGCATGACATCACCGCGCAAAATCCCGATCTGCAGAAAACCGCCGACAAGATCCTGAACATTGCGGCGGCCGGCGCCCAGATGCACGACTCGATGAAGGAGGCCGCCGACACGCTGGCGCGGATCAACAGCCGGGCGCCGAGCCTCGTCGATTCGCAGCTGGCTCGGGACTATCGCGAGAAGAACGATGTCACGCTGACCTGGCTTCAGCGCCAGCATGATGTCGCGATGGCCAACATCGGCGCGACCTCTCCCGATGAGCGCCGGCAGGCGGCGATGGCCGCCGAGGCGGCGAAGCCGAGCGCCGAGGGTGAAAGCGCCGAGGTCAGGCAATACAAGATCGATTCCGCCGGCGCGCTCGCCTATGCGCAGGCGCTCAATTCGCTCGAGGTGGCGCAGGAGCAGAACCGCCGGCAGCTCGACCAGACCATCGCCTCGGCCAAGGCCAACCTCGATCTCGTCGGCAAGTCGACCGCCGAGACCGAGGCGCAGAAGATGGCAACCTCGGAACTCGCCAAGGTGCGTGAGGATGCCGCGCGCAACGGCATCGACGATGAAAAGCAGTTCCAGGCGATCTATGGCGAGACGATCGCCAAGATCAAGGAAGCGTCAGCCGAGTACGGAAAGTACATTGCCCTTCAACAGGCACGCCAGACGATAAAAACCGATCAGGACAATCTCGAACTCAGCAAGCTTGAACTGAGCCTGATTGGCGATAACACGCTTGCTCGCAATCGCGCCATCGAAGCGATGAAAACCGAGCAGTACATCAGGCAATTGGGCATTCCGCTCTATGGCACGGAAGCCGAGAATCTTCGGAAGCTCACGGCGGCACAGTCAGACAATGCCGATGCGACGGCTCATGCCACCATGCAGGCCGATCTCTTGTTTCAGCGCCGCCAGCTGCTGCGCAACGCCGACGATCAGCAGATCGCCTCCGCGCTGCATAGCGCGGGCTTGCCCGAAGACCTGAACAGCCAGGAAGCGCAGATGATGCGCTACAACATGGCGCTGACGGAAACGAAGGATACTTTCAAGGGCTTCTTCACGGACATGGTGGCCGGCCTTAAACAGGGCAAGACGCTGTGGGAAAGCCTGCAGGGCGCCGCCGTCAACGCGCTCACCAAGATCGCCGACAAGCTCATCGATCGCGGTCTCGACGGCATCTTCAATTCGATCTTCGGCGGTCCGTCGGGAGGCGCGGCCAACAACAATGGTGGCCTGCTCGGCCAGTTGCTCAATTTCGGGAACGGCGGCGCGTCGCAGACGCCAACCGGCGGTTCCTCGATCCTGAACAAGCTTTTCGGCGGCGCGGGCGGCCAGTCGGTCGGCTCGATGCAGGTGCAGGCTGGCGTGGTCAACGTCAATGGCGGCGTTGGCGGTGTCGGCGGCGGCATTGGCGATATCCT